ATGTTGAACAGCAGTCAGTTGGTTGAAAGCAGGGCGGCGCCGCGGCAGGGGCGCCAGTTACAGGGACGCAGCAAGAAGTCGCAGCTGCATATCGCCCGCATCGCGCAGTACATTCGCGAGCAGGGCCAGGCCAGCGCGGCGCAATTGTCCGCCTTGCTGGGACTCGATGCGGGCACCATGAGCCGCTATTTGCGCCACATGTGCGGCATGGGACAGATCCACCTGGCGCAGCGCCATTGCACGGAACCGGGACGCCAGCGGCCTGCCCTGTACGCGCTGGGCGAGCAGGATGACGAGGTCGATGGCTGGGCCGAACTGCCGCCGCAAGTGCGCCGCACGGCCAGCTGGGCACGCGGCACGGCGCACCGCGATCCGCTGGTGGCGGCGCTGTTTGGCCCGGCACAGAATAACGATTAGTATCAACGAGGAGAAATCATGGGGTTTGCAGAAAAATTCATCGCATCGCTGTCGTCGCAGAACTTGCGCGACGATGCCGTCCACCACGACCTGGATGTTATCGCGGCGGCCGCGCTGGCCGGCGACATGGGTGCCTTGCTGTGCCGCGTCAAGTATGCGGACGGCACCGTCAGCCGCCTGTTCGAAGGCAATGCGGGCAACCTGGCGCAGTTGCTGCGCGCCTGGACGGCTGCCGTGACGCAGAAGGGCCGTGCGCGGCGCTGGGTCAAGGCGCAGACGGCCTGGGATGCGCAGGCGGCCAATACCTTGTACCGCCGCGTTGCCGAAGCGTCGCTCGCGCATTGGCTCGACAGCAAATGCAAGGTCTGCCACGGCACGGGCGTCGTCGCTGCCATGCAGGCCGGCGCGCCTGTCGTCTGCAAGGCTTGCCACGGCGCCGGCGAAGCGGCCATCAGCTGCTCCGGCGGCTTCGAGCTCGAACGCATCAAGGATATGGTCAGCGAACTGGAAGGCATCTTCCAGTCGCACGGCGCCCGCGCCATGCGCCGCCTCGGCCACTGACAAATTTTCTGCAATATGCCCGACGCTGGAAAAAACGCCCCTACAATAGAGTCTCGATCACGCAGCAACAGCAACACCGGCAGCACCGCAGTACACCACATGCTTCTCCACTCGTAATAGACGCGCCCAAGGCGCGACACCGATAGGGGAACTCAGCGCAGCGAACGGCCTTCATGGCCCCTTCGCCCACCTTCCGTCCGGCATGGCCCCGCGCCATCCGGACGCCAGCCCGCCGCCTCACCGCGCGCGGGTTTTTGTCTTCCTGATTATTCGCAGTTCCTTCCCCAAGACCGCCCCTGGCGGTCTTTTTTTATCTCACGAAAGGTTTTACAACTATGGCATCGACAGCAAACGGCATCGACAGCTTGATCGTTATCAGCAAACAAAGCGCCGAAGGCAGCAAGGCCGCCGCCGGCGGCGGCCAGATTTATCCCCGCGTCACAGCCACTTTCGACACGGAAGCGGACAAATACGCGAGCGCCGAAATCGACGCCAGCCAGCAGCAGGGCGATACCCGCCTGGGCAATTTCCGCACCACGGGCGCCATCAAGGCCGAAGCGGCGTGCGGCACGTATGCGCCGTTGATGGCGGCGCTGCTGCGCCGCGACTTCACGGCAGGCGGCGTGGCTGCCGCACAAACCACCATCGCCGCGGCAGCCTCCGGCCTGACGCGCAGTGCCGGTTCCTGGCTGAGCGAAGGCTTCCGCGCCGGCAGCGTGGTGCGCATCACCGGCATGACGGCGCCGGCCGCCGCCAACAACGCGAAGAATTTCTTCGTCACGTCGGTGACGGCCACCAACCTGAATGGCCAGTTCATGGACGGCTCGGCGATGATCGTCAAGGCGGCCGGCGACTCGGTCGGCGTGGCGGCCGTGGGCAAGCGCAGCTTCACCCCGTTGACGGGCCATACCACCGACTGGTTCACGGCCGAAGTGCAGGACCCGAAGATCGGCGTGCACCGCAGCTTCGTCGACCAGCTGGTCAGCAAGATGGATATCGCCGTGCAGCCGAACGGCATCACCAGCCTGGACTTCACCCTGATGGGCAAGGCGGAAGGCCCGACCACGGCCGTGCCGTACTTCCCCGCGCCGCTGGCCGCACCTGGCTCCGGCAAGTTTTCGGGCGCCACGGCCATGCTGTCGGTGAACGGCATCCCGTCGCAGATCTGCACCGGCATGTCCGTTTCGCTGGATGGCCAGGTCAAGGTCGACCCGGTGATCGGCTCGAAGTACGCCACGGCCGCCTCGCGCGGCAAGGTGATGGGCTCGGGCCAGTTCACGGTGCTGTTGCAGGATGCCACCTACCTCGACTACTTCAAGTCCGAGACGGAAATCCCGCTGGCCTACGCCATGGCGTCGGGCACGGCGCCGACCGCCGACGTGCTGGCGCTGGCCATGGGCCGCATCAAGATCACCTCGGCCAAGATCGACGACGGCGAGAAAAACAAGATCGTCACCTGCGCCTTCGACGTCCTGCGCTACAAGGGCGCGGACGCGCAGCACGAAGCGACCACCCTGACCATCCAGGACAGCGCGCTGTAAGCAGCTAGTGCCTGCACCGGGGCCGCCTTCGTGGCGGCCTTTTTTACCTTTACTTCATCCAGAAAGCAGCACACATGAACAACGCACAAAAAATCCAGGCAGGTTTCGACATCGGCAATATCAACGCGGTAGCCGCGCCCGTCACGTTCGATGTACCCGTCATCTTCGACGCGGACGGCGAAGCGGTGGCCGGCCTGACCATCGTCGGCAAGAACAGCGAGCAGTATCGCCTGGCCAACAACGCCGTGCGCGCAGAAGGCTACAAGAAATCGGCGCGCCGCAAGACGGCCATCGACGCCTCCACCGACGAAGGCGCGGAACTGCTGGTGCAAGCCATCGACGGCAACCAGAAGCGCCTGGCGCTGGCCGTGGTCACGGGCTGGTACGGCTTCACCAGCAATGGCGCCCCCGTGCCGCTTGATCCGGCCCTGCTGGAAGCGGCCTTTGAAAAATACCCGACCTGGCAGGAAAAGGTCACCACGGCGCTGGAAAACGAGTCGAATTTTTTGAAACTCTGACGGCCAGCCTGCTGCGCTACGCCGGGCACCAGTTCGAGCGCGGCGCGCGCGCGGCCGATGGCCATGCCAAGGGCGAGCATATCGATGCCGCCCGGCGCCATCCGCTGTACCGCGCGCCGCCCGAAGAGGCTACGCCGCCCATGCCGTTCGAGCTGGCCCACGTGTGGGAATGGTTCGCGCAATTGAACCGCAAGCGGCAGAACGGTATGGCCGTCAATCCCATCGCCAGCACGGAAATCCTCGCCTGGCAGGCGCGCCACGCCATCGCCATCGAGCCGTTCGAGCATCAGTTGCTGGACCAGCTCGATGCGCTGTTCCTGTCGCACCAGCATGCGGCGGGCTGACCCGCATTTTCCAACCCGGCCGCCATGCGCGGCTTTTTTTATGGGCCAACCATGCCAGAGATAACAGAATTAAAACTTGTCATCGATTTGACGAAGGCAACGGATACGGTGCAAGTGCTGAAAGCAATCAGCGAGGCCAGCCTGGCTGCGGCCGAGAGCCTGAAGGTAGTCAATACTGAGACGGAGTCGTCGGCGCTGTTGCTGCGCGCTCAGGCGGAGCAGGCGCGTGAGGCCACCGCCGCGTCGAAGGCCCTCGGTGCATGGAATGTCGGCGAGGCGAAGTCGCTGGCCGATGTATTCAAGGTGGTCAACGGTCTGGGCAATGCCTATACGCGGCTGGCGGCTTTCCGCGCCGCAGGTAGCGCTGCCACAGCCGGCGCAGGCGCCAAATATGGCGCGTTTGCGTTTGAAGAGCAGCGCCAGGACAAGCTGGACACCGCGGGCAAAGAGGCTGCCGATGCCAAGGCAAAGGCGGCACCGGCGGCGCCCACGCGCAAATATAGCGAGGCGGAGTGGAAGGAGGCCGGTGAATTTGCCAAGACGTTCGCTGAAAAAATTGAGACGGCTTTTGGCAAGGTCGGCGGCACCATCGGCAAAATGACCACGGCCTTGCTGGGATTCAGGAAGGCGCAGGATGATATCGATTTTACTTTTTCCAAGGAGATGGGCGAGGCGAAGACCGACAAAGACAAGGACAAGGCACAAGACAAAAAACACATGTCGACGGTCAGGCAATACCGCGAAATGGCCACGGCGGCGAAAGGCTTCTTCAAGGAGCACTCGGCTGGTTATGAAGTTATGGAAAAGGTGGAAAAGGGTTTTCGCGCCTATGAATTCGCCATGAATGCCAAGTCGCTGTTTGAAAAGCTGACGAATATCACTCTGGTGACAACGGCGAAAACAGCAGCGACGACTGCGGAAGTTACCAGTACTGCTGCATCTGTCGCTCCGGTGGCTGCTGCGGAAGCTGCCAAGTCCAGCGCCTACGGAACGTCGGCCCTTGCCGCCTCGCTGGCTGCGCCATTTCCAGCCAATATCGGCGCATTCGCCATGGTGGCCGGCATGCTGATGGCCATCGGCGTCGCCGTTTCCGGCGGTGGTGGTGCCGATACTACGGCCAAGGACCGGCAGGCGGCAACTGGCACGGGTACGGTATTGGGCGACAGCAGCGCAAAGAGTAATTCGATTGCGAATTCGCTGGAAATCATGGAGAAAAACTCCGGACTCGGGCTCGCGTACTCCGCCTCGATGGCTTATTCGCTGCGCCAGGTGGCAGCGGGCATTGGTGGCTTGGGCGGACTGTTGGTGCGCAATTCCGGCGTGACGGGCGCCATGGCGCCGGATAGCAAGGGCAGCGCGGCGACGTTTGGCTCTTCCGCACTTGGCGTTGCCATCACCGGCGGCGTCATTGGCTTGACACTCGATAAGCTGACGGGGGGCCTGGTAGGAAAAATCACGGGCGGCATCCTTGGCTCTATCTTCGGCGGTAAAACGACGACGATCGACACGGGCCTGATGTTGAACAAGGCTACGCTGGACAGCATTCAGGCGGGAGGCGTATCGGCCAGTCAGTACACGGATACCAAGACGTCGGGTGGCTGGTTTTCCAGTGATAAGAAACGTACGGCCTTGAGTAGCCTTGACCGCGAAGCAAACGACCAGTTCAGCAAAGTTATCCTCGGTCTGTCCGACACCGTCAAGGCGGCAGCCGGCATGCTGGGAATGGGCGGTGATGCATTCAACGCGCGGTTGAAGTCCTTCGTGGTCGATCTGGGAAAGATCTCGCTGAAGGACCTGAAGGGCGACGAGATTCAGAAAGCGCTGGAAGCCGCATTCTCCAAACTGGGCGACGATATGGCCAAGTTTGGTGTGGGTGGCCTGGAACAGTACCAGAAGGTCGGCGAGGGTTATCTGGAAACCTTGGCGCGCGTTGCGAATGACTACATGCAAGTGACGGATGTGCTGGCCGTACTGGGCAGGTCGTTCAATACGACAGGCCTGGGCGCCGTGAAGTTGAGCGAACATCTGATCGACGCGGCTGGTGGCATCGACAAACTCACAAGTGGTACGGGGTTTTTCGTGGAAAACTTCCTGACCGAAGCGGAACGTCTGGCGCCGATTACCAAGTCGGTCAATGAGACCATGGGCAAACTGGGTCTGGCTGGAGTGACGACGATGGATGGCTTCAAGGCTGCAGTACTGTCGGCTGCCGATGGCGTGGCAACGGGCCGGAATGGGGCTGCGGAGCTGTACGCATCCTTGTTGGCCCTTGCTGAGCCGTTCAAGACCGCTGCCGATTATGCGGCCGACCTGGCTGCCACCACCGGTGAGCTGGCCGCAGTGAGCAAGACGGCCAGCGACATCGCCGGCGAACGCAAGGATATGCAGCAGCAGTTGAACGAGCTGACGAAAACTGAAGCGCAGTTGCTGGCTGCCCAGCGCGCCAGCGTCGCTGATGCTAATCGCGGATTGTTCGACCAGATCCAGGCTGTCAAGGCGGTGACCAGCGCGAAGGATGCGCTGGCCAAGGCCTACGAGACGGAATCGGCGGCGGCCAAATCGGCGCTGGAGAAGTCGAAATCGTGGGTGACGACCTTGAACGGGCTCAATGCAAGCATGGCTTTGAGCGCCCAGTCGACGCTGACGCCGGAACAGAAATATGCCGAGGCGCGCGCCCAGTTCGAGAAAACCCTGGCTGCCGCGAATGCGGGGGACACGACGGCGCAATCGGGTCTGTCTGCCGCCGAACAGGCGTTTTTGACGGCATCGCAAGTGGTCAACGCGTCCGACGCCCGCTATGCGGCGGACTATGCTCGCGTGGTGGAAGCGAACAAGGAAGCGTTGAAGTGGGCGGCCGCGCAGGTCGACGTGCAGCAGGCCAGCCTGGATGCGCTCAATGCCCAGGTGTCGGGCTTGATCACGATTAACGACAGTGTGCTGACGGTGGCGCAGGCCATTGCCGGTCTGCGGGCGGCGATGGGTGGTGCGGCGGACCTCGGTGTGCAGTTCAGTAATCCTCCCGTGGTCGCTGCATTGGCGGCGATGACTTCGCCCGTGAGGGCGGCCGTCTTCGACCCCGTGCGCTACTCGTCGGCGGCGAACGTCGGCTCCGATGTACTGGTGGCCGAAATCCGCGGCCTGCGCGAAGACAACCAGGCCATGCGCGTGGAGCTGGAAGGTTTGCGTGCCGACCAGCGGGCGCAGACGGGCGCCACCATCCAGGCCACCTTTGAATCGAATGCCAGCGCCGCCAGGACGGTGGTCGATGGCATGGATAAATCGTCCCGGGCATCCGCCTGGGCCAATGCAGTGAAAGGAGAGTACGCATGACCGATGCGCAATTTCAGGATTGGCTGCAAAGCCCGTCGGCCATCCGCATGGTGCTGATCGAGGCGCAAGTGAACGTGGCCGGCAGCGAGGTGACGCGGTATATCGCTTCGCGGCCCTACATCACCGGGCCGCGCGAAGTGCCGGCGAATACCGCCTACCAGCCGCTAGCCAAGGGCGGCCTGGCCTTCACGGAACAGGTCAGCCTGTCCGGCGAGGCCGGGCTGTCGGGCGGCGATATCGAACTCGATAACGCCGACGGCGCGCTCGATGGCTGGCTGGATGATGTCTGGATGAACCGGCCGATCAAGGCCTGGGCCGGCGATCCGTCCTGGCCGCGCGCCGACTTCCAGCTGGTCTTTGACGGCATCATTGCCGACGTGGCCAGTGCGGGGCGCGAGTCGGTCAACCTGGTACTGCGCGACAAGCTGCAGCGCCTGAATACGCCGATCTCCGAGGCGAAGCTGGGTGGCACGACGCCGAACAAGGACGCCATCCTGCCGATACCGTTTGGCGAGTGCCACAACGTGACGCCCTTGCTGACCAATCCCGCCACGCTGGAATACGGTTTTCTTGGCGCGGTCGAATCGACGTTTGAAGTGCGCACCAATGGCAAGCCGATTGCCGTGGCCTTGAATGACCAGGCGGGCCGCTTCAACCTGACTACCGATCCGTTTTCCACCACGATCACGGCCAGCGTACAGGGCGACAAGGGCGGCGGCTATGCGCCGCGCATCGCGCCGCTGGTGCAGCGTATCGCCACGGCCTACGGCAAGGTGGCCGACCGTTTTGCCCTGGCGGACCTGGACCTGGAAAACCTGGCCGCCTTCGACGCGTCCCACCCGCAGCCGGTGGGGCTGTATGTTGCTGACCGTACGAACCAGGCGCAGGCCATCCAGCAACTGGCGGCCAGCGTGGGCGCCCAGGCGATCATGTCGCGCACGGGCCAGCTGCGCCTGGTGCAGATCGCGCTGCCGGCCGCCGGCGTGCCGGTGGCGATCGGTCCGGAGCAGATGCGCGAACGCTCGCTGCGTCCCGCGCAGCGCCTGCCGGTGACGGCCGCCGTGAAGATCGGTTTTGACCGGAACTGGACGCCGCAGGCTGGCCTGACGACCAGCATACCGCCCGCGCATGCAGATTTGTATGCCACCGAATGGCTGACGGAGACGGTGGTCGACGCGGCGGTGCGCACGCGTTACCGCTTGAGCGACGACCCGGTGCAGATCGATACGTGCCTGAAGACGCGGGCCGATGCCCGCGCGGAAGCGCAGCGGCGCCTGGCCTTGAGCAAGGTACCGCGCACCATTTACGAATTCGATGGAGAACCCGAAATGATGATGCTGGAACTGGGACAGCCCGTACAACTGCGCGCTGAACGCTTTGGCTTGCAGGACGGCGTGCCGGGCGTGGTGGTACTGCTGTCGCGCTTCTGGCTGACCGGCCGAGTGACGGTGGGGGTGCTGGCATGAGCGCCATAGTGGGGGAACGCGATACGCTGCTGCAGGCGACGGCGGAGCGCTTCAGCACGACGGCCGATGGCAAGGCGCTCCTGATGTCCGCCAGTACGCCCGTCTTTCGCGTGAACAGCGCCGGCGCCGGCGCGCCCGGCTCGATCGCCATCACCGCCAAGCCCGTCAATGTGGTGGGTGATATCGTCTTTTCCGTATCCGCCGGCACGGCGTTGCGGGTCAACGGCAACGTGGCCACGGTCGATTTTGCCAGCATGACTACGGATACGGCCCTGGTGCAGGCACGCATCCGTGAATTTGGCGTCGATTACATCGCCAACTACATGGTCAGCAAGGTCTTCGACGGCGTCAATGGCGATACCGGCCTGGCCGGATTGAACACGGGCCAGGCCTTCGCCTACAAGCGCGCCGCTGCGGTACCCGGAGACTCTCCGGGCGACGTTATCTTTACCTTCGCCACGGCGGCCATCACGACGCCGGCCGGCAATGATCTGGCCAATGGCTGGTCGAAGAACATCCCTGACGGCACGGCGCCGCTGTACGTGCGCGTGGCAGCAGCCAGTTCGCGCAATGCCACGGACAATATCGCCGCCAATGAGTGGTCGGCGGCGGTGCAGTTGGCCAAGGACGGCACCGACGGTTTGAACGTGGCACCCGTGCGCATCTACCAGCGCGGCGCCACCAACATCGCGCCGGCACTACCGAGTGCGGCGTGCACGTTCACGTTTGCCACAGGCGCACTGACAGGCCTGAACAATGGCTGGTCGGCCCAGGTGCCGACGACGGGCGGTGCGTACCTGTTCACCTCAGGTGCTACGGCCGCATCGCGCACGGCGACCGACGACATCGCGCCAGGCGAATGGGCCGCCGCGGCGCGCCTGGCCGCCGATGGTGCTACTGGCCAGCGCGGCACCGTCACGGTGGCGGCGCCTGGCTATTCGGCCTGGTCGGATGCGTCGGCCGTGTACGAGTTGGGCCGTGCCGGCTATGGCGCGCCGATCAACCGCGACGTGGTGACCTTGTATGACGCGACGCATGCGGTGACGAAGTTTTATGTCGATGGTGCCTGGATGGTACTGGGTACGGTGTTGAATGGCAGCTTGCTGGTCGATGGGACGGTGGCGGCGAAGGCGATTGTGGGCGACACGCTTGGCGCCATCAAGGCGAATCTGGGGAGTGTGGTCGCTGGCGACTTGTACGGCACTACATTGCACGGCGGCCTTGGCTATCCAGACAATGCCTATGGCTGGCCGAGCAACGGCGGCATTGGATTTCACCTGAGCGAGAAGGGCCTGTTGCTGGGTAACCGATGGGCAAGCGGTGGTTATATCGAATTGCGTAGCGATGGCTATGTAGATATGCCGGGCCTGAGCATCAAGGAAGGAAATGCGATATTTTCGGGCAAGCTTTTAGCCGCTTCGGGAACGTTTTCAGGCGAGTTAAAGGCCGCGAACGGAATTTTTACCGGCGAATTAAAGGGTGCCTCAGGAACATTTTCCGGTGACCTCTCGTCGGCGCGCGTATCAGTCGGCACAACAGACAAAGCAACCGCATTCTTCGAGCCGGAGTTTCCATCTGTCTCGCTACAGTCCTCCGCGTCAGGAGTGTTTATTCAAGATTCATCGGCCAGTTCTGCCGTTGTATTCACTTCTGAAGAAGTCCTGTTCATGCACAACGCTCCATGGTGGCCTGCCGCGCGCCGCATTCGTTCAGGCGCCGTGTTTTTTTCAATCATTTGCACTGCGGTAGTCGACGACCAATTGAGCATCTGGTACCGCATCAATGGCGGGGCGTGGGAATGGTTGAGTGGAGTCCAGGAGCGGCAGGGTGGCGATGCTCCTGTGGCTACGGGCTACGGAAAAACGCTATACGTCAATGCGGGTGGCACGGTCCAGTTCGGCGTTTCCGCTACCAATTCATCGCTTAAAGCGGCGGATATGGGAAGACTTTATCTTAAACAATGTCAGGCGACTGTGATCGCAAGGAATTTTTAATGGAAACAATCATCGTTAACAGTGATGGCACTCACACAAACGAGCGCACAGGAAAGACGATACCGCCCCAACCCAGCGAGCATCACGAATACGATGCGGTGGCAGACATGTGGATAGATGCAAGAACGCTCGATGGCGTCAAAGTGCGCACCTGGGAGCGTATCAAGGCGGCACGCAGCGTGGCTGAAACCGCAGATTTCATGTGCGGTGGCGTCTTGTACCAGGCGGACAAGGACCGTATCGTTGGGGCCGCGCAACTGGCTTTGATGGCGCAGGCTGCCGGCCAGCCGTACAGCATCGACTGGACTTTGTCGGACAACACCCACTTGACGCTCGATGCGGCCGGCATGATCGCCGTTGGCGCCGCCCTGGGGGCGCACGTTGCCGAGGCGTTCTCCATCGCCCTTCACTTGCGCGGGCTGATTGCCGCCGCGGCTTCGTTTGATGCGCTTGAGGCCATTGTCTGGCCAGTGCAGGGGGATGCATGAGCAACTTGCGCATCATTTATGACAATGCCGCCGACCGTGCTGTGTTGACGGCATCGAGCCAGGCCGGCATCTTGGGGCCAGCCAATCTGCAGCGCGAGGGAAAGTCTTTAGTATTGCGCTCAACCGGCGCAGCGCTGAGCATCACGGCAACGTGGCCGTCACCGGAAATTGTCGGCGGCGTGGCCCTGCCGTTTTGCAACCTGACCCCAAGGGCAACCATCCGCGTGCGCGGCTACATCGAGCCCGGCAACATTGCGCCTGCATTCGATACGGGCGCCATGCCAGCATGTGAGTATGCGCGGCTGGGCATGTGGGATTGGGGCGCGTTGCCGCTGGGCTTGAATGCCTACAGTTACGGCGGCGGTACCTACGCCCGTTGCTGGTTCCAGATGCGCAGCATCAGGAAGCTGGTGATCGACCTGGCCGACCCCGACAATCCTGCCGGCTACATCGAGGCTGCACGCCTGGTGACAGGGGCTTATTGGAGTCCCGAGCAGAATGCTTCTTATGGTGCAGGCATTACGCCGGTCGATACCAGCAGCCAGTACCGCAACGGTGCCGGTGAACAGAAGGTGGAGCGGGGCGTGATGTACCGCAAGCTGTCGCTGGCGCTCGATCACATGACGCCGCTGGACCGTGCCGAACTGTGGCGCATCGTGCGCGGCAACGGTCTGTCGCGCCCGCTTTTCGCCAGTCTGTATCCGGATAGCGACGATGTCGAACTGGAGCAGGCACACCAAGTGTATGGCCGTCTGGCCAATTTGGCCGCCATCACGACACCATCTTTCCAGGCTTATGCCACCAACATTGAAATAGAGGAGTTGTAATGAGCGATTTTTTTTATTATGGACAGAAGGACACGATCCAGCGCTTGAACGAGCTGGCTGGACGGGGCGCCGTGGTGGCTTCATATGCGCCGAAGGTTGGGATGTCGCCGGTGGGTGGGCCAAATGGCTACATAAACCCGGCGTGGCTTGATCCCGATAAGTCAGTGGCGTCCAATCTGCCCTTATCTAGTGGTGGAGCAGCTAAATTCGGATATAACTACCTTCAAACTCCGGGCGTCGGGCAGCGCCTTTTCAAGTTGGCTATGCTGCCCGCAAGCAGTCCGGTCACATACGCCTCTCTGCGGATTGATGCAGTTATCGGAGGATGGGGTTCAGCAAGTCTCACTCCTATGACTATCGTAATTGGCAGCAGAGACGGATTGACAGTCGAGTGGTCCAGCACACGAATTATTCCCACCTCAGTTAGATTCTTAACTTACACCGAAGTTGATGGCAGTATTTCGGTGTATTTATTTTTTCTTTCGGAAGTATTCGCCCAAGCGGCTTTTAATCTAATGGGTAATCAAGCCACTACATACACCTCACCAGTGCCAACGAGTTCAGTTACGGGCACCCTTTCATGGGATTCTTCGGCAGCAGAGGGCACATCTGTGTATATTGCACCTCGCGTAACGTCCCTTTCTGTGGGGGGCAGGAATACGGGTACGAGTTTTAATGAGGGAATCGCTATTCGAGGCCCAGTGAACTCGAATACTAGCCCGCCTTCTTATATCTATGGAAGTCTGATGCCAGATTCGCTGCCTGCTGGACAAGCGCATGAAATGATGCGTCTTGCAGTTTCTAGTATGGTAGGAACAAGCTATTCTGGTCACTGGTCTATCATGTCGTCTGAAGGAACTGGCTCTGCTTTCAAGGATGGGTTCAAACTTATTGTCCGTGCACGTGATACTGGATCTGGTACTTACACTGATGACCTGCTTAGGGTTTCTGGTAACGGCCAAGTGTACATGCCGTTGCTGAAAGCTGGCAGTTCGGACGCGACAGCTACCCGCCATGTAATTAATCGTGTCTCAGCGCAGGCAGAGGAACTCTTATTTATCGGTAGAGAAGGTATCTCGGTTCCGTGCGTAGCTATTCGTGCTTCTGATGGAAATGGTGGATGGAACGGTGCTGCCTCTGTGATGCACATCGGAAAAAACAGTACCACAAATCGTGCTATCGCTTCACCAGGTACATTCAATGCTCAAGGCACCGACTATGCGGAGTACATGGGTAAAAGTGCTCTTTGCCCTAATATTCTCGCCGGACAGATTGTGGGCATTACCAATAGGAATGAAATCACTGATAAGTGGGCAGATGCCGTCATGTTCGCTACCAAATCCACCGATCCATCATTTGTTGGCGGTGATAGCTGGGCAACAGATGTCGGCCACCGTCCTGATGCCCAAGCCGGCATGGAACCTGCAATGCCACTTCGCCGTGAAGACGTAATTGGTCAGGTTGTGGTTCCAGAAACTAACCCATCTGAATACACTGAAGGGGTGACTGAAGCGGGAGACACGGATGAAGAATGGGATACCAAGATGGCTGCGTATCTGCAGGCGCTGGCAGATTGGAACAACGCAGTGCTGAAAGACCGTACTGCAGTGGAAGCATTTGATGCCAAACTGGAAGCAGCTCGTCAGCGTGTCGACCGCATCGCCATCGCAGGCCGCGTACCGGTCAACGTGCTGGGCGCCCAGCCGGGCGATTACATCGTGCCCGTGCAGGACGGAGCGGGCATCCAGGGCATCGCTGTGCATAAGGACGATATCACCATGAAGCAGTACCTGCACGCCGTCGGCCGCGTGATCTCGATCGAGCCGGATGGCAGGGCCTACGTGATGGTCAAGGCCGTGTAGAAAAACAGTCGTCCACCTTAAACCCGCTTCGGCGGGTTTTTTCATTTCCACCATCTGAAAGGCAACCATGGCCCTCGAAACCACCGCCGCCGGCGGCGCATTGATCAAACTGTTTGGCGTGCCCGTGCTGGCCGGCGCCGCTGCCACGTCGCTGGGCTTCATGTTCATGTGGCCCCAATCCACCAAGGAGGCATTTATTCGTTTTTGTTCCAGCATCATCATTTCCACCTTTCTCGGTCCCGTGCTGGTGGCCGCCGTGCTGTCGTGGTGGCCCAGCCTGTTCGACAGCGCGAAGACCGTGGCGGGCCTGTATGGTGGCGATCCGGCCACGGGATTTTTATTCATCGCTGCGCCGCTGATGGTGGCGGCCGGCTTGCCTGCCTGGTGGGTGCTGGGCGCCTGCGTGCGCTGGTTCGACAAGCGGCGCGGCAAGGATATCGGCGAACTGGCGGCTGATGCTGCCGCTGCCGTCAAGGATGTGCGGGGCATGCTGTGACAGGCGCCCAATTGATGCAGATCATGCCATTGGCTGGCCGCCGCGCTACGCTGTTCCTGGCACCTTTGAATGCTGCGATGGCCGAGTTCGATATTGATACGCCGCTGCGCCAGGCGTCATTCCTGGCGCAGGTGGGCCACGAATCGGGACAGTTACGGTATGTGCGCGAGCTGGCCAGCGGCGCGGCCTATGAGGGGCGGGCGGACTTGGGCAATGTGATTGCTGGTGATGGCGTGCGCTTCAAGGGACGCGGTTTGCTGCAGGTGACGGGGCGCGCCAACTATGCCGCGTGCGGCGTGGCGCTGGGCCTGGACTTGCTGGCGGCGCCGCAGTTGCTGGAGCAAACGACTGCCGCTTGCCGCTCGGCGGGCTGGTTCTGGCAATCGCGCGGCTTGAACCGGCTGACCGACGCGGGCGACCAGGAGCGCGTTACGCGCCGCATCAACGGTGGCTTAAACGGCCTGGCCGAACGCCTGGCTCTGTACGCGGCAGCGCGCAAGGTGCTGGCATGAAGTCGTCGCTGAGCATTGTGGCAATGCTGCTGTTGCTGGGGGCCGCCGTATTTTCCGCCCAGCGCTGGGGCCGCGAAGCTGGCCGGGCCGCGTGCGCGGCGCAATTGCTGGAGGTGCAAGCTGTGTTGAAGCGCCAGAACCAGGCGCTGAATGCGCTGCGGGAAGAGGGGGTACGGCGGTCGACACGGGCCCGGCAGGCGTTGGACAATGCGCAGGCCGGACAGGCAGAGGCCCAGGCGGCTGCGGCGCGCATCCTGGCGCTGCAGCCAGAAGGTGATGCCTGCCGTGCCGCCGAGGCGCTGATTGCCAGCGAAATGCCATGAGGCCGCCGTACGAACGTGCGGCAAGGCGCGCAGCCAGCCTCGCCAGTATTTTAGCCAGTTTATTGCTGGTCAATTTATTGACGGGCTGTGTGGCATGGGCGCCAGCATCGAAGGTGGAAACCATGCCGGTGAGCACACCATGCATAAGCACGCGCCTTGTCGCGCCCACCTTGCCGGCGGTGCCATCCCACGGCATCTTCGAGCAAGTACAAGCCTTGCTGGCGCGCGAGCAATTGCGTGCCGCCCATGTGCGCCAGCTGGAATCGCTGCTCGATGCTTGCTCCGGCGACTAAGCCCCATTCGCCAGGTTCCAGCCATCAGCCATCAGTGATCAGTCATCAGCGGCCTGCCAGTGCGACCGCCTTTTGCCGCTTTCTGGTGCAGGCGCGGGGAGGCATGCGAGAAAACGGTGCATGCACCGTCAAATTGGCTGGTCTCTGGTGATTTTCGGCACAATTTCTGTATACAATCCACCTGGCACGATGCGTGCATGGCATTCCTTGGTCGTCCCATCCAAGGAGCTTCGCATGCATCATCCGCAGCCAGTGCGTTCCTGTCGTCCCGTTTCTCTCTTGCTTTTCCCTTTCGTCTGCGCCCATCCGGGCCGCGGTAACCCAGGAAATGGAGCGTAAATGGCCACTCCCCGTCTGAAATCCATCCACCGCGGCATGCCGGGCGCCACGCCTGCCGTGCCATCGCCCGTCGATGAAATCCTGCCAGCCGGCAAGCTGTTCACGCTGGGTTTGCAGCATGTGCTCGTCATGTATGCGGGCGCCATCGCCGTGCCGCTGATCGTCGGCCGCGCCCTCAAGCTGCCGCCCGAGCAGGTGGCGGCGCTGATCAGTGCCGATCTTTTCTGCTGCGGCCTGGTGACCCTGATCCAGTCCCTGGGGATAGGCAAGTACTTCGGCATCCGCCTGCCCGTGATGATGGGCGTGACCTTTGCCGCCGTCAGTCCCATGCTGGCCATGGCGAACAATCCGGCCCTGGGCATCACCGGCATCTTTGGCGCCGTGGTCGGCGCCGGCGTCGTGTCCATGCTGATCGCTCCCTTCATCAGCCGCCTGTTGGCCCTGTTTCCGCCCGTGGTTACCGGAAGCATCATTGCCGTGATCGGCGTGTCGCTGATGCGCGTGGGCGTCAACTGGGCCATGGGCGGGCCGCCAGCCATGGCCCAGATTGCCGATCCTGCCTTCGTCAAGATGGCCGCTGCCGCCACGGCGGCCGGCTTGCCCGCGCCAGCCGGTCCCGTGCCCATGATTGCCAACCCTGGTTATGGCGCGCTGGATAACATGGGCATTGCCTTCTTCGTGCTGGCCGTCATCTTGTTGGTGGCCAAGTATGGCCGTGGTTTCCTGTCGAATATTGCGGTATTGATCGGCATCATCGCCGGTACGGCCCTGTCGTTTGCCCTGGGCAAGGCCGATTTCGCCAAGGTGGCCAGCGCCAAGGCCTTTGCCATCGTCACGCCATTCCAGTTCGGCATGCCGACCTTCGACGTGCTTGCCATCGTCACGATGAGCCTGGTGATGATCGTCGTCATGATCGAGTCGCTGGGCATGTTTCTGGCGCTGGGAGAAATGACGGACAAGCGCATCACGCAGGCCGATATCAGGCGCGGTCTGCGCGTCGATGGCCTGGGCACCTTGATCGGAGGCATCTTCAATACCTTCCCGTATACCTCGTTCTCGCAAAACGTGGGCCTGGTGGGCGTAACGGGCGTGCGCAGCCGCTGGGTCTGCGTCGCGGCCGGCATCATCCTGCTCGTCATGGGCGTGATTCCAAAGATCGCGCAGACGGCCGAAGCCGTGCCGGCGTTCGTGCTGGGCGGGGCAGGGCTGGTGATGTTCGGCATGGTCGCCGCCACTGGCATCCGCATCCTGGCTGGTGTCGATTACAAGAGCAACCGCAACAACCTGTTCATCGTGGCCCTGTCGATCGGCTTCGGCATGCTGCCGCTGGTGGCCGAGCAATACGCGCAGCACATGCCCAAGGCCTTGTCGCCGTTGCTGCACAGCGGCATCCTGCTGGCCGCCATCGTCGCCGTTCTGCTCAATCTGTTCTTTAATGGATTGGCGTCGCAGGAAACGGCGCAGGAGCAGGCGCGCGCGAACAGTCATGGCAGCGATTGAAGAGCCACCCGGTACCGTGAATGCCGGTCAGGCAGGCGGCAGAATCCGCTGCACCACGCAATTGCGTCCTGCATCCTTGGCCTGGTACAGCGCGGCATCGGCCAAGCGCAGCAGGGCGTCCGGATCGGCGGCGCCCGGCGCCAACTGGATCGCGATGCCGACGCTGATCGTCACCTGTTGCGTCTGCGTACTCGCGTGGACGATGCCCAGATCTTCGATGGCGCGCCGCAGCGCTTCGCCGATCTGCTGCGCTTCGTCCGTACCGGTATTTGGCAGCACGATTGAAAACTCTTCGCCGCCGTAGCGCGCCGTCAGGTCACCCGCGCGCCGCATGCCGGCCGCCAGCGCCTGCGCGACTCGGACCAGGCAGGTATCGCCAGCCTGATGGCCGTGACGGTCGTTGAATAACTTGAAGTAGTCGACATCGAGCATCATGACGGCGAGGGGCTGGCCGACGCGCGTGGCACGTGCACATTCGGTGCGCAGCACGTCGTCGAAATGGCGCCGGTTCGACAGGCCCGTCAGGCCATCGGTGATGGACAGGGTCGCCAGTTTGCGGTTGGCGTCTTCCAGCTGTTCCGTGCGTTCGGCAACGCGCCGCTCCAGGCTGTCATGCAGCCTGGCGCTGGAGATCGAGATCATCGCCTGTGCCCCGAGCATGCGCAGGAATGCGACGCGTTCTTCCGTAAACGAGGCGTCGGCCAGCCGGTTCTCGAAGTACAGGATGCCGTCGATCTGTCCTCCGTGCCGTATCGGCAGGCACATGACGGCGCGCGGCCGCTGCAACTGCACGTACGGATCGGCGGCAAAGCGCGAGGCATCCGTGATGCAATCCTCGATCACCTCGGCGCCAGTGCGGATGACGTAGCGCAGCAACGACAGCGGAAATTGCGGATCGCTGGCGGCGTTCAGGTTGATCTGCCGGGATTGCAGGACGGTGGTGGCGTCGCCATCGATATTGGCCTCCAGCCGGTAGCTGCCTTCGGATAGCAGCAGCAGGCGCGCTACCTGGCCGCCTGCGTTCTCGCACACGATGGAGATCAGGCGTGTCAGCACGTTGCGCAGGCCGACTTCGTTCGACAGGATTTGTGCCGCCTTCAGCAGCGATACCAGGTCGAGCGCGGAACTGCCGTGCGTGTGGGAGACGGAATGCCGCTGCGTGCTGCGGCCGTCCATTCTTGACAGCAGCGCGGCGTGGCGCCGCTGCAGCTGCGCCACCTTGCCCTCCGCGCCCCACTGGCCGTAATGCGCGATGGCGTCGCTGATGAATACACCGGCCACGCGCGCCTGTCCCTGGTCGTGCCAGCATTCGCCGCATAGTTCGTTGCCCAGCGCTTGCATGTTGACGTAGCCTGCCAGGCTGGCGGCGTCGATCGCCTGCTGATAAAGGCGCGTGGCCAGCGGCAGATCTTCGCGGTAGCGTGCCATCTCGGCCATCACCAGCAGATGTTTGGCGTCGCTATTGTCCGAGCCTTGCCTGGCCCACTCGGTGAGACTCGCCTGCAGCGTACCGATCACTGTCAGCATATCGCGCGTGTCGGCGCGCGCAGGAGCGCGCCGACACGCGCGGATCAGGATCAGCGCGGCGTAGAAGCTGCATTCGGCAACCTTGGCCTGGCCGCGCATGATCTGCGTGACGATGCCGAGTTGGCCGGCCAGCAGTTCGGCGTCTGCGCCGTCGAACAGGTAGGCGTTGCGGATCTTCCCTTGCAGGAAGTAGGCGCGGTACAGGTGCGAGTCGCCATATTGTGCGAGGAAGCGCGCCTCGCTGAAGGTCGCATCGTCGTAACTGTCATGGCGGGGCAGGAGGCCCATCAGGCACTTGATCGGCTGGACCGCGGCAGCGACGCAGCAATCGGCCATCGCCTGCTGGCCGTTGGCGCGCATCAGCGCCAGGTCGTGCTCGATGTCGTGCATCAGGTGCGGCAGGTAGTCGCCGAGGATGATCCGGTCGGTGGCGCGCACGGCCGCCACCACGCCGACCTGCACGAAATCGGCGATTTCCAGCGCCCAGCCAAACGCTTCTTCGTACAGGGCGTCTGAGCCGCGCAGCGGCTGCGTCCAGTGGTTGCTGAGCGCGCCGAACATCAGGCCCGTGAGGGTGCGCGTCTGCAGGTTGGCGCGGCGTCTGGCCAGCGCCATCGCCATCGCGCCGAAGTCGTAGCCGCGCACGACGTCGCCGCTGTACAGCGCCAGCATCATCGCGTAGCCGACATACGCGACAGCGCTGAAATCGCTGTTCCCCCGCTGCATGGACAGGCGCGTCATCGACACCACCATTAGCGCGCTGAGATCCTGCTGGCCGGCATAGTAGCTGGCCATCCACAGGCCCTGCATCATCTGCATCGCGGCCACCGCGTCCGGCTCGCACATGTCGCCGGCCTCCAGCAAGGTCGTGGGCGCATGCGCGCCACGTTGCCGCCCGATATCGGCGAGGATATCGTTGAAGCGTGCCTTCATGTGCGCCACATCGTGCGGAATGTCGATGTCCAGCTGCGCCAGGCCGTCGCGCTGCACGGCGATGGCGTCGAGCAGGCGGCCCTGCAATTGATACTGGTGCGCCTGGATGGCAATGCAGCGTACCTGCTGCAAGGAGTTCAAGGCACGCGCGCGCACCAGTGGATAGATCGCCTCGGCGACATCAAATTGGCCACACAGGTAGGCCGCTTCCGCCGCGCCCAGCTGCAGTTCGAGCCAGAGGCCGGCGTGGACGTTCCCCGCATCCGCCGGCAGAAGGTCGAGACCGATTCGCATGTGCTCGAGGGTGGACTGGAACGCGGCAGAACGCCGTGCCTTGACGCCGGCCTGGAGATTGAGCGTCGCCAGCTGCACGCGCTCGCCCGCATCGCCGATCAGCGCACGCCCCGCGTTGAGCTGCTCGACGATGTCAAACAGTGTCTCGTCCTGGCGCTCGGGTGCCGTATGCCGCAGGAGCAGGCGACCGATGAGAAGATGGTTGGCCACGCGCGTAGCGGCATCGACGACCAGGTAGGCTGCCTGCTGCACCCGGTCGTGCAGGAAGCGGTAACTGACGCCGCTGTTGCCCGCATCGGTGTCGCCATTGACGTATTTATAGCGCTCGTCGAGCGGCTGGATCAATCCCGCCCTGAGTGCCGGCCACAGGTCCTGCTGTGTTTGCCGGGGAGCGCGCTCCACTGCCAGCGCAAGCGTGTCGAGCGTGAAACGGTTGCCGCTGGAGGCGGCCAGTTGCAGCAGATGCTGCGTTATTGCGGGCAGGCGGCGGATTTTTTCCAGCAGCACCTCGACCACGTTGTCGGTGTATTTGGCCTGTTCAATCGCGGGCAGGTCCCAGTCCCAGCAATCGTCGGCGGCCCGGTAGCGCAGATGCCCTGTCTCATTGAGCGCAGCGAGGAACTGGTTGAGGAAAAAGGGATTGCCTGCCGTCTTGCGGTAGCAAATGCTGGTCAGTGGCGCGCAATCGGGGGCCGCCACGCGCACGGTGGCCGAAATCATTTGCGCTACCTGCGGCTCGGTCAGCGCGTTCAGCAATAGCGTCGACAGGCGTACGTCACGCGCGAGCAGCTTGTCGCGCAGCGCGATGAGCGGGTGCGCGGCGCCCACTTCGTTGTCGCGGTACGCGCCAATGACCAGCATGCAGCTCCTGTCGCAGGAGACCATGAGCCGTTCGATCATCCGCAGCGTGGCCGCATCGGCCCACTGCAGGTCGTCGAGGAACAGCACCAGAGGATGCCCGGCGCAGGCGAAGACTTCGACGAAGCGGGGGAACAGCCGGTCCAGGCGCAGCTGGGCTTGTGCCGGCGCCGACGCGGGCATCGCGTCGGTGGGGCCGACGATCAAGGCCAGTTGGGGAATCAGCTCGACGATCACGCCCACTCCGCTGCCCAGGGCCTGGTGCAGTTTTGCGGACCACTGCCGCAGCGTTTCCTCGGGCTGGCCGAGCAACTGGCGCACCAGCCCCTGGAAGGCCTGGATCAGCGAGGCGTACGGCACGTCGCGCTGGAGCTGGTCAAATTTGCCCGACAAGAAACAGCCGCGCCGGGCGATGATGGGCTTTTGCACTTCGTTGACGACCGCCGACTTGCCGATACCCGAATGGCCGGCCACCAGCAGCATCTCGCACGTGCCTGCGGCACTGCGTTCAAACGCCGCCAGCAGCACGGCGATGGCATCCTCGCGCCCATGCAGCGTTTGCGGAACGAGAAAGCGGCCGTTGTGGTCGGACAGTTTGAGCGCTTGCGCCGGCTTGTTCGCGCGGCATGCTTCGAGGTCGCTGCGCAAGCCTTGCAGGCTCTGATAGCGTTGATCGGCATTTTTTTCCAGCAGCCGCTGGATGATCGGCAGCAGCTGGCCAGGCAAGTCTGCGAACGCCGGGTGCGACCAGTCAGGACTGCGCGCAATGTGGCAATGCACGAGTTCCATTTCATCGCCCGCCTCGAACGGCGCCTGGCCGGCCAGCAGTTCGTAGAAGGTGGCGCCGAGGGCATAGAAATCGGCGCGCCAATCGACTCGCCGGTTCATGCGCCCGGTCTGTTCCGGCGCCATGTAACGCAGCGTGCCTTCCAGTGTCTGGAGATTGACGATGCCATGGCTTTCAGAGGGCAGTTCACAGGCGATGCCGAAATCGATCAGCTGCAGCAGGCGCCGGTTATCGTTCCACACCAGATTGGAGGGATTGATATCCTTGTGGATTACGCCATGGCGATGGACCTCGTCCAGCGCCGCGCACAGTTGCAGCGCGATGTCGAAAAAATCGTCCAGCGCCAATGCGGCCTGCGACGGTGTCCTGCGCGCCGCCACCTGCGCGCGCAATACCTGGTCAAGCGCCAGGCCGCCGGCATCTTCCTGAATCATCGTCCAGTGCCCGCCGTGCAGCTGCAGTGCCAGCGGACGCGCCACGCCCGGATGGCGGCAGCGGCGCGCGATCGCATACTCGCGCTTGAATTGTGCCAGTTGCTGAAATGAGGGGAACTGCTGATTCGGCATCTTGACGATCAGCGCCGTGCCATCGGCGGCCCTGGCGCGGTAAACCCGCGAGCGGGCACCGCGGTGCAGCTGATTGATGATCTCGTGGTCGAAAAGGGAGCGCATGGGCTGGGCTTGGCAGTACACAGACAGTTGCGGGAGCCCTGAGGCGCACATTTCGGAATATTAGTTGATTGTTAGTATTATATCAGTAGGGAGTCGTGTGGGAGGGAGCGGGGCGATGGGGTTTGTTGTAAAAACGCCAGCGGGGGCGCTGGCGAGTACGGGGTGTGGGAATTGATCGAGATGATGGTACGGCCCTGCGGCGCACCCCCGCATCGGGTTGACTATGCGCCGCAGTCTTATCAATTCAGGCTCACTTTTGAGTTATGAGCGTCCCAGGGACGGGTCGCTCACGGAGTCCTTGCCATTCTCGATTCGCCCGGCGACGCGGCGCCGGAAAGTTTTCTGGGTACTGCAGGTAACCGAGAAGTCATACCAGTTGCCGCTGTTGGCCAGGGACCAGTGAAATGATCCCACCTCACCGGCGGCTACCTCGATTGTCCAGGGGCCATCGCTTCGATATGCTTCTGCTGATATTGTGAATAAGCAACGGGCGCTGCTTTTGTTGTGCAGTTTGAGCGCGAGTTCAGTGGGACTGCACGTCATATAGCAGACCTGAATTTCCGGACCTCTAGTATCCCCCTGTTCCTTGAGGTCGCCAATAAAGTGGCGATGAAATCCGTTGGGACCGAGCACCCACAGGCGGTACGAACCGCCATCGGACGCAACTTCCCAACTGCCCTCCAGCGTCTTGCCGGCCTCTACGACGTAGTGCCGCGGGATCCTATCTAGATCCAACTCGTCGTACACGTGAAACACTGCGCCAGCCTGGTTACTGCTGTCGTTGGCAAATACCAGCGTTACTTTTTTTGCGCCGGAGTCGGCGCGAGCGGTCACATGTAAAACATAGGGCAGGGCACGCGATGGACGGGTGCCACCAGCCTGCACCGGCAATTTGGCGGTTGTAGAAGCCAACGGTCTCGCCAGCGTGCGTGCTCTGCTCTGGCTTAGCGCCAGCGCATCCACATCTGCTTTGCTGCCATGCCCGGTGAGCGTAGGCAATCATTATGCCTCCAAGGTGTACTCGCGCCGGATTATTCCTGCTCATCAGTACACTTGAAAGATCGTGACGTCGACATCAATTTCAAGAGGTGTTGTGCAAGTAATGTTGGCGTAACCTTTGGCGTAACTTTCAAAATTTACTGATGATTCCCATAGGGGAAAGGTAATGTTGCATCATCAGCCTGTGTTGCCTCTCTATATCGGCCTACAACGTTACGGCTTCCGAAATTCCTGGAGGCAACGTTACATTTCGTGTCGAAGTGTCTTTCCAAAAGATACGGTACTCTTGTTGCCAGCTGTCTTTAGATGATTTCAAAAAATGGTTTCGCTGATGGTCAATCGTGTATTTGCACGGTCCCATTTTGCTAATCAGCCCGACTTGCTCATCAATCACAGCTTTCAGTCGGTGGACATCGAGAATTCGAACGCAGCAAGTCTTTCCGAATCGCCGCATGATTTCCGCATCCATGTTGTCGCAAAAAGACAGGATTGCACCATCTTCATGGAACCTCCTAGCGTTCACGAAATCTGGTATCGGCACTCCGTTAACAGTGCAACCTTTGAACGTGACACCGCCACGGATCTGAGGGTTCTTCCCGAAGATAAAGTCTGGGAGCTGATGTAGGTCAAATGTTGATTCATGAATCAAGTTTTCGTCGGGAGTCATCGTGCCCTCGCGGACGTCACTGAGATACGAGCTTGCGGCAGTGATTGGAATTTCACCACCGTGAATCCATGCGTGTTGCCACTCAGGCTTAGTTAAGTAAAGATATTTTTGCAAGCTGCGCCTCTTGGGAAATTGCATTAAAGAAAACATATCTTAAGGCTTTGCAATAGTCAAGAAATACGCTGCAGAGGAGGGTGGGTAGGCGACCGCCACGGCCTGGCTCTTCGTCGTCACAGGCTCCTCGGTGAAGCCAAGTGCGTTGCACAGGCGCTCGATTTCATCCTCGGTGGGAATGCGTTCGCGGGAGGCGGCTGGCTTGGGGCGGCGCACGTCGCTGGTCGGACTGGCGGCAAGCCATTTCCATTCCCTGCGCGCAGTCGTAAACACGTGGGAAAGCAAGTTCAGCTCGCGATTCACGGTGGCGCCTGTGACCTTGCTTTCCCCGTTCATGCGCTGGTCGCGCCAGGCGCCGAGCAGTTCAGGTGTCACGTTGGCCAGCTTGATATCTTTGATTTTCACGCCGCCAATGAGCACTTCGCCAATGGCATTGAGGCGCAGCCTCTCCCAGCGCTCGCCGCGCTTGTGGATGGAGACTTCTTCCAGATACCGGTCGAATGCGTCGCCGCAGCTTTTCCCGATGAGGATGCCACTGCCGGCGCCGCGCCGGATTTCGGTTTCGCGTTCCGACGCCCAGGCCGCAGCCTCGGCCTTGGTGCTGAATGTTTTAGATTCCCGTGTGCCGAGGATGGCGATTTCTGCCCGCCAACCGCCAACCCGTTTCCTGAATGAAACCATGCATCCCTCTCGTTGAGGCGTAATCATGGCGTAATCACTACTGGTTTTTGTCGGGTTTAATATGGAGCAACAGGAATCTTGGGACGTAAAAAAGCCACTAACCCGTTGATCATATTGGGATTAATGGCTTTTTTGATGTTTCTGAATTCTGTGCGCTGGTGCCCGGAGCCGGAACCCAATAATGCTTAAAATCAGTCACTTGCATACAAGAATGGTAAATTTACGCCAATTAATCGCGTGCCGCTGCTGTCCTAATGCGCCAGAACCTTTGGCAACTCTTGCCAATTCGTAGTGTACCGCGGAGTGCGGTTTTCCGACAACATTGCCCAGCGCCTGACTATGCCTGCAGAACCAAGGTGTACCGTGTCGCGCCCGAACCGATCATTTAGGGAATCGAGGGCGGCCATGGCACGTACTGATCGAGCACGATCTTGGCCACCATCAAACAAGACGCCTTGGCGCTGGGTATCCGGCTGCAGATCCATCAGTATGATCCCGACTTTCTTGTATTTGAAACCATCGCGAAAAATCATGGCCAGGCCGTGCAGCGCGGCTCCGGCCAGAACGCGGTTATCGGCGCTGGGCTCGACCAGAGGGATGGTGATGCCGTTGGAGTATTGCTCGTCCTGCTCACGGAACCGGTTTGTTTGCACGAAAACATGAACGGCACCGCACAGAGAGTGCTGCCCGCGCAGCTTCTCGCCGGCGCGCGCGGCGTAGGTCGATATCGATTCGCCCAGCTCGGCCGCCGTCATGACCATGGCGCCGAAGGAGCGCGACGATACGATCTCCTTGCGCGGTGGCGCCACCTCTTCCAGCTCCAAGCAGGAAATACCTCGCAGCTCGTTACACGTGCGCTCGAGCACGACGCCAAAGTGCGCTCGCATGCTGCTGGGCGGTGCGTCCTTCAAGTCCTGAACGGTGTTGATGCCCATGGCCCGCAGCTTGGCGCTGATGCGCCGGCCGACGCCCCATACCTCGCCAACATCGATGCGCCGGAGAAGCCAGGCAGTGCGAGCCTCCGACATAGTCGTGAAGTCGGCAACGCTGTCGAACAGTGGAAATTTCTTTGCAACGTGGTTGGCCAGCTTGGCCAGTGTCTTCGACTGGCCCACACCCACGCATACGGGTAGGCTGGTCCACTGCGCCACTTTGGCGCGAATATCTTGCCCCATCACTGTCGGCGAGTCCCAAAGGCCGCCAAGGCCGTTCAGGCTGAGAAACGATTCATCGATCGAGTAGACCTCGACATTGGGGCTATAGGTCCGCAGGATGGTCATGATGCGGTTGCTCATATCCGCGTACAAAGTATAGTTTGACGATAAGCCAACTATCCCATGCTGGCGCGCCAGATCGCGCATCTGAAACCAGGGCGCCCCCATTGGCACGCCCAAGGCCTTCACCTCGTTAGACCTGGCCACGGCACAGCCGTCGTTATTCGACAAGACCACCACCGGACGGTCGCGCAAGCGGGGATTGAACGCACGTTCGCAGCTGACGTACATATTGTTGACGTCGACAAGAGCAAAAATCTGCTTGGTCGGGTCTCCCATGTCACACCCGCAGCTTGCGCACGACGCCCGTCACCACGCCCCATATCTGTAGCTCGCTACCTTCGGTCAGGCAGATCGCCTTGTATGCTGGATTATCCGGACGCAGCTCCACTTTGCCCCGCTGGCAATACAGGCGCTTGAGGGTGTATTCGGCGTCGATGACGGCAATGACAATGTGGCCGTGCAACGGTGCGACGGAGCGGTCGACCACCACCTTGTCGCCATCCAGTATGCCGGCTTCGCGCATCGAGTCACCCTCGACCGTGAAAAAGAACGAGGCCGCCTTGTGCTGCACCAGCAGCGCATTCAGGTCCAGGCCATCCTCAGTATAGTCGGCGGCCGGCGACGGGAACCCAGCGGATATGCGATGGGAAATTTCCGGCCGCGCACTGGGGATAGGAAATTGAGCAAGCGGCAAAGGCACTTGCGATACACCAGGCTGGCTTGGTTGAGTAAATGTTAATGTTGCATTCACGGCTGGTCGATACTGTGTTTTTATACAGTATATCGACCGAAGCAAGAAACAGGAAGTATAAAATTGTTTCTAGAAAAGTGAGTCCGGCGGGGCAGCCTCAGCCTTCGGCGCCGGTTTCGCTCTTGTACGAGGAGGCAAAGGATCGGGCTGCGCGACAAGCAAATCTGCTGGATACTGTCGATGTACGTCCGCCTCGGCCACCTGAGTACCGTCAACCCGCCCTAGTACTGATCCAAGATAATTACCATGGATTTTTCGACGTCAGACTTGTGGAGCGTTCGTCAGCCAAATTGCAGCAAGATGCTTAGAGCGTTGATGTAGCGCAGCATTGCATATGCAGGAATGACACACGGACAGAATTTGCGCGACGCGGGATCGTTATCTGAGTTAAAATCAAAATTCTAAGACAAGCGGGCACCTCTAACTGTGACTGAAATGTGGCAGAAGCAGCTTCAAAAATTCATGCGATAAGCGAATGAAGAAGTCTCAAAGCTGTTATAAGCTTCCCGAAAATCCAGAAAATAATTATTCATTTGATAATATTTCTCTGGATTGTTTGCTTGTTTGCAATACTTAAGTTGATAGAGTTTTAATTCTCCCTCAACATTGTAAAATTTCCGAGAAAATATATGGTCGCTGGAGTTCCAAAGCTAAAAAGTCAAGAAATTCATGAAGAGCTTGTGCTGTTACTCAATGAGATTCAAGTTAATGAATTTAAGCTTAAAAGCTATGAGCGGGACATAGAGCAATTATTTAAAATAAAAGCAATTGATCCGGCGCAATACCAGATGCTTTTTGCTATATTAAAATACAATGACAAAAAACGCATTCCAGCTATTGATCATGCCAGGTCTGCAATTGCCCTTGCGCCTCGAAGCTACCCAGTTCTAGCAACGTGTATAGCTGTTTTTTGCGGCTTTGGCTGCGTTTTAGATGTAATCAGTTTAATTCATCGTCTGCTCGAAATTTCTCCAGATAGTAAAAAGAATTTAAGAAACCTAATCGGTTGCGCGCAAGACACGATGCAGCTCAAACTTGCAAATAGTTTGCAAGAAAGGTACGAAAAATTGGCTATCAATGACGATATAGATAACACCAATTCGCCTGTAGATAAGTGGCTATCGTTATCGCTCGCCTACTCGCGCAATACCAATATTGCTGATGATTTTTATGCGGAACGTTTGATTGCGGCAGTAGGTGCAATTCGCAATTCAAATTTTGAGGTTCTTAGAACGACTTCACTAATATTGGAGGATGGGACTGTTTCGCTGCACTATCATATTGATGCAAGCCCAAAAGAATGCTCTCAAGTTAATTTTGCTATTGCGGACGCATTAGTGGAAAAATTTGATGATACTGGAATCGAACATTTCTCTATAGTATCTAGGCCCCTAACCGATCTTCATGAAATCAATAATTATAAAGACTCACAATGAGTATTTCTTACGTTGAGATAATTAATTCGGCATCACTTTATGCTGAAGGAGAACATGAGGTGGATTGGCGAAATGCAGCCTCTTGTGCTTACTATGCCGCATATCATCGTGCGCACTTAAGTGTGTCGGTTTGTCCAGATAATTCGCATTTAAAAATGGGAAGCCATGAACGGCTGACCGAAAGATTCAACCTCCAAAAAACCACTCCTGCCAAGTCAATTTCCTATATTATCCAAGCAATGAAACGTCAGAGACATATTGCCGACTACGAAATTTCTGGACATTTTGTTAAATCAATTGGAATTAATCAAGTTGCACAATTTGCAGCATTAGAAGAGCGACTGAAAGCGTTCGATATTTCTCACACTTCTAAAACCGCCTAGTTTCCCATTCTCAGTCCCGAGCACCAGCGCCAAAGCGATCTCGTCGCATTTGGTCGCTGACGGTCCTGTTAAGAATTTAAAAAAGACCTACTGGTTCAGCCATCCTATCCCAGCTGTAAATAATCAGCTCCTTCCGCTCCACCGCCTTGCCGCCACCACCCACGTTGTACTGGATGCCGGTCGTATCCATCTAAAAATCCGCGAACACACGCCGGATGTCCGGATGATCATTCAAGCTCAAGATGGCCTTGCCCTTCAGCTTGGCCATCAACTCGGCCATCTTCTCGTACTGAGCAAATTCAAACTCCACGCCATACCCGGCAGTCTCCCAGTACGGCGGGTCCAGGTAAAACAGCGTATGAGGCCGGTCATAGCGCTCCATGCACTTGTACCAATCCAAGTTTTCGATGTAGGCGCCAGAAAGGCGCAGGTGCGCGGCCGACAAATTCTCCTCGATGCGCAGCAAATTGATCGGTGGCGCGGTGGTGGCCGTGCCCCACGTCTGCCCATTAACCTTGCCACCGAAGGCATGCTGCTGCAGGTAGAAGAAACGGGCCGCGCGCTGCAGGTCCGTCAGGGTATGCGGCGGCGTGTCCTGCAGCCACTTGAACACCTCGCGGCTCGACAACGCCCACTTGAACTGGCGCACGAATTCCTCGAGGTGATTCTTGACGACGCGGTACAGGTTGATCAGCTCGCCGTTGACGTCGTTCAGTACCTCGACCTCGGCCGGCGGCCGCATGAAGTACAGGGCGGCGCCGCCAGCGAAGACCTCGACGTAGCAGGTATGCGGCGGAAATTGCGGGATGATGCGATCGGCCAGGCGTCGTTTGCCGCCGATCCAGGGGATGATGGGTAGTGCCAAAATGTGTACCTCCTAGTGGTAAAGTCGAATTCCTCCCATGAGGCAATCCAAGCCTACTCACCAGGCACCGGCTGATTGCTGCTGTTAGCGCAGCAACAATCAGCCATCCCTTCTATGGCGTCATGCCATTTTCACGCACGAATGACTGGCATGCGCGGCCCGTCGCGGCAACTTCCTCCGTTTGCAGGATCAAGGCTTGAATATCTCGCGCCACCGCGTCAGGAAGTAACCCGCCGGCGGGATCGGCTGCAGCGCTTCCTTCGGCGCCACTGACACCTGCCGGGGCGGCAGGTCCAGCACTTGCACAGAAGGCGGGCTTGCGCATGCGCTCAGCAGTAGCAAGGCGAGCGCGCACATCGTTGATTTCATCATCGTAGACTTTCTTGATGGCCAGCGCACTGGCGGCCTGTTGCCTGGCTTGCGCCAGATTCTCGGCGGCCCGCTGCGCCACCGCTTTAATTTCCGCTGCCGCCCGGATCTGCTTGTCGGCATCCCACAGCGCCTGCACGGCCGCCCGCCCCTGGGCGTCGCCCTGCGCACGCTGATACAGCATGCCGGCGCCGGCCACCACGCATACCAGCATGGCGCCGTACAGCCAGCCAGGCACCATGCTCGCCAGCTTGGCCGGCGCGATCACACCAGCACCTTGCGAGCTTCCCGGTACAAGGCCAGGCGCTCGGCCAGGCCGTTCACGCCACCGTTGATGCGGCGTGTCACCCGTTCCTGGTCGCCAGCATCAGCCAGGGCATTCAGGCCGCGCGTCTGCCAGAACCAGCCGGCCGAACGGCAGGCATTGACGGTCTGCTCCAGCAGCTCAGGCTGAGCCAGCAGATCCAGGCCCAGCGCCTTGCCACAGGCGGCGTAGTTCGCGCGCCCGGTCACCTGCAGTAGGCCGCGCCCACGAAAGCGCACGCCGTCACCGCGCTGCGTGTTGCCCAGATCGGCGCGCCCTTCGTAGGCCTGGCCGCTGGCCAGCTCGCGCACAAAACGCAACTGTCCAGACTCATGCCCGACCTGGGACAGGAACGATGCCAGGCGCGCCGCCGTCGTGATCCCGAATTCCAGCATGGCCGCGTTCAGCGGCGCCAAAAAGACTGGCGCGCGCGAGCGAGCCAGCGGCATGATGGCCAGCAGCTGGACCAACGTGACGGCGCTCACAGGCCACCCCGCATGTCCTTGACGACGGCGGCAGCATCGCGCGCCAGCTCGCCGATGTCCTTGTCTTTGCGGTTATCAAGCCAGCGCACCGTGGCGCCCAGCACCCACCAGGCGGGCAAGCCGGCGGCCACCATCAGCGGAGCAGCAATGAAGAGAAAGCCAAACGCCGGGTCGCTGCCGTACAGCACGGCGACGGCGCGCGCGCTGTCGAACAGGCTTGGCATCCAGTTGCGCACGACCACGACCAGGGCCGGGCCCATCAGGGCGGAAAACAAAATGGTGACGAAGAAGCGCACGCCCGCTTCCTTGGCAGTTTTTGGCCACATGAACATAAATCCCAGTGAAGTTGCGGCAGCGCCGGCCAGAACCGGGATGCCAAAAATTTTAATCAGTGCGCCGCCAGCGGCAGTTGTTTCGATGGCCATGGTGTCTTTCTTGAAGAGGAGGAAGAGGAAGGGGTACTGCCGACAGTACGGCGATGGGTGTCTCATTTCTAGGGAAAAGTGAGACAGTATTTCCTGTGACGGAAATGAAAAAACCCGCCGAAGCGGGTTTGTGGTGGAGCATTGATTTTTTATGCCGCTTCGAGCGCCGCCAGCCGTGCCTCCTGGCCGGCGGCGATGAACATGGCCAGTTCTTCGTAACGGAAGGCGTAACGGTCGCCAGCCTCCAGCGTGACCTCTGTGTACGCTGCGCGCGCCTCGACGGCCAGCTGGCCATCGCTGGCCGGTACAGCCGGCGTGATGATGTCACCGAATGAATTGCGTACCTCTGGCGCCGCCTCAGTAGCGGGAATGGCTGGCCGGGCCTCGATGGCCGGGTGCTCGATGGTCTGCTGCTCCCAAGTGTCGTGGCAAATAAATCCGTAGTTGAACGGGTCCAGTCCATGCGCCTGCATGATCTCAATGGCGCGCTGCACGGTCGGACCGACGTGCTCACGTGCATCAGGCCCCTTGCAGTCGACGGCATCGCGCCAACGGTAAGCGCCGATGGCACGGGCGATATCCTTGGCGGCGGCAATTTCGGCCGCAGTCAGGTCCCGGAAATCACATTTCAGGCGCGCGTCGGAGGTGTTGATGGTACCGGTCCGGGCGTACAGGGTTGCATAGGCTAATGCTGCCGTCCCTACCGTGTGCGTATTGTCGGCAATGGGCACAATGTTTGCGGCGCTCACTCGCCCAGCAACTGTCAAATTTCCTGCCCCGCTGATCGACAGCAACGAACCGGTCTCCGTCGTAGTACCCGCATCTTGAAAGCTCACAGCCAATATGTAGCCTCCTGTCCCTCCCGCGACGCTGCCGGTCGACAAGAGAAATCGACCAGAATTCGACAGACCTGGGACCGATGCTACTCCGACGGACAGTGCTGGGTACAGGACACCTCCCACACCTCCTACCAAGCCATTCGGACGCAGCAGGGCCGAAGCCCATGCCGCCGCTGCGACTGTGCCGGCGATTATGCTCGTTGCCGATAAGGAGCTGGAGCTACTTACGGGGCCAGTTAACGCTCCACCAGTCAGCGGCAGTGCGTTATATGGCCCTGCGGCGAATGCCGTGTACAGCAAGTTCAACCGCTCGTTGACATTCGGCATGCCGTCGTAAAAATAATCAGCCATTTAAATTCCTTCAATTTGCAGTGGAGTGGAATACGTTTCAAAGTACGGCGTTGCCACCGCGTCGATATTGCTGGCCTTGCCATACAGCATATGGTCCTGCTCCAGCAGTGGGTCCGGGTTTTCCGGGAACAAGCTGAACAGCATGGCCTTGCCCTTGCCGTTCTCGCGCAGGATGCGCATGAAGCGGGCGCGGTCTGTTGGCGTGAGGTGCGCCAAGTTGATGCTCAGCTTGTCGCTAGTCGGGCGAATCTGCGTCTTGAGGTCGCCGGCACCTGTGCGGTAGTCTTCGCTGGCATCCTGCAGTTGCAGCTGGGCGCCGTATTCGGCGTTGTGTTCCGGCGACCAGTAATTCCCCACCACCAGGCGCGATATATCCAGGTAGCCTTCCGGGCTTTGTGGCGCGGATACCTCGATCACCAGTTTGCGCACGCGCACGGGCGCGAACCAGGCGACGCCATCGGCGCCACCACCGCGCGCCCATGTGTTCGCGCCACCCCACTTGTAGGCATTCCAGCCCAGCGGCAGCACGCCCCAGGGATAGGAGCCATGCACGGAGGCCGGGCACGGGAAGATGCTGCCTGTGTCGAGCACAGGCACGGCATCGCCCGGCTGGGCATAGCCGCGCACGCGCATGCGAGCGCTGCTGGTCATGTTGGTGAAGATCAGCGCCACGCAGCCGACGGCTTCTTGCGTGGGCCAGATGGCGGTGATGGTCTGTGCGGTGACGCTGGCGCGAAGCACGGCAGCCTTGCTATCGCGCTGCAGGTTGGCCGGGCCCAGCGCGCCGACTTGGCTCGAAGCGGTCAGCACCGCGCGGTCGGCGGCGTTATCGTGGATGATGCGAAGATTTGGCATATTAGGGAAATTTAGCGTTGTCGATCACCGAGAGGCGCGAATACACGGTCTGGCATTTCGAATTATCAATAATCAGGGGTCCACTGACGTCCATCTCATCTGCGCTCGCCGCGATACGGCGCACCTGCAGCTGATTGCCGCTGGCCCAGTACATCGATTCGTAGTGCAGCACCGCATAGCGGTTCATGGTCCGGCCGTCGTCTTCATACGAATACAGGTAATACGGCATCGAGACCATGCCACGGGTATTCGCGCTGATGGATTTGCCTTGCATGCTGAACGGCAAGTTGACCGCCGTGTCCTGGCCATTCGCTGGGGCGCTGTCACTGGGCGGCACCGGCCAGGGGAGTGTCAGCTCGACATCGTAGGTATCGCCAGCCAGGCGCAACATGCGTTTGCCGCTGAGAAACACCAGCGCCTTTTCCTCCAGCGTACGGACCAGCAGGCCGTAGCCATATGGGCGCGCTGGAGGATTTAGATCCAGGCGCCCGAATACCCGCAAGTACAGCGCCAGAGCGGGGCCATTGTGGTTATTGATGGCCATGGTCGCGCGCCAGCTATCGCCCCCCAGAAACTGCAACTTGCGCAGACTCATGCCCGTGCGCGAACGGAAAGCATCCAGCCCGGTCGTGCCGATGTCCTGGGCCGTGATGTTGTATGGCACGTCAAAATACAGCTGGGGCATGCCCTTGCACTGAAAATCGACCGTTGGGTACGCGCCGATCTGGCTGGGGATGAGGTATTTCCCAAGGTACACGTACGCACGCAGACTGGAATCGATGGTGATATTGCCCTTTGCCAGGTTCTTCGCTTGAAAGCCCATTCTCATAGCGCCGCTCCGGTAAAGTAAATCATCATGTAGCCATCGCACACCGGTAAGCCGGCAGTGGCATTGTCGACAAACACCTGAACCGTCGGGATGCCCGATGGATAGCTGACGCGACAGCTCAGCACCGCCCAGCCGTCAACGTCACCGGTTTGATAGGGTGAAACCAGATTGGCAACGATTTTCTTTCCGGCATAAGCCGGGTATGAGAATGTACGACCAGCCCCGGTACCGACACTGGCCCCGGCAATCGCCTCTTCTACAATCCAGAACAGGGTGTTCTCCTCCCGGCTGTCATAGAGCACTTCTCGGGTTTGCAAATCCCGGCTTATCACGCCATGGCTGTTCATATATCCAGATTCCCGAACTGCGCCGTAACAACTTCAGCGCCTGCCGCATCGATGCCAATTGATTTCAGCGCGTCACCATACATCTCCATGCGCGCACCGCTGGCGCGGCTGCGCAGCAGACCGATCGTACCTGTCACGGCCGACAGGGTGCCGTAGAAAGTCGCCGTGCCGTTTACAATGGAAAATGCTGGCGCGACAACGTTGCCGGCTGCGTCGACACCAAAATACTTCCCTGTTTGCGGATTGCCGATATACAGGCCGCCGGCGCTCAAATGATAGCCAGTACCAAAATTGCCGGTAACCGGCCAACCTGATGCACTGGTGGGATACCCCGTGCCACCATGCAGCGTCGTACCGTACAGGTCGCCAGCAACCACGCTCCCCAGATTCGCCTTGATGGCGCCGAGCGTGTCGCCCACAATCGCCTTCGCCGCCACCGTCCCATCGACCAGCAAGCTGCCATTCAACACCGTCCCCAGCACCATCCAGGCGCCATCAACGTAGAACTTCGTCACCGCATGCGTCCCGTCATACAAGGTCACCACGTCGCGGTTGAGCGGCGCGCCATAGCCTGCACGCCCCAGTTCATACACGGCCGATGCATCCGACCAGACCGAGTAGCCGGGCGCCGCCACCGTGACGGTGCCGCGCTGGCCGTTGGCACCATCGGCGGCCAGGCGCGCCGCGGCGGCCCATTCGCCTGGGGCGATGTCGTCGGTCGCCGTGCGCGAAGCGGCCGTGGCGCCCGAGGTGAACAGATAGGCGCCGCCGGCCGTCGGCACCTGGGCCGACCAGCCATTATTCAGGCCCGTTAGCGCGCCAGTGGCAAAGGTGAACGTGCATGCCGCACTCGGCAGCGCCGGCGCAATATTCGTGGCGCCGCGCTGGTAGATGCGCACGGGTGCCACGTTCAAGCCGTCGGCACCATCCTTGGCCAGCTGCACCGCCCCCGCCCACTCATTGGCGGCGATATTGTCCGTGGCATTGCGCGAACTGGCGGCGGCCACGCGCACGTACAGCGGCGCCGTGCCAGCCGGAATGTTCTTCGACCAGCCATTGGCCAGGTCGTTGCCGGCCGGCGTCGTGATGCTGGCCGTGGCAAAGGCAAAGATCACGTCACCTGGCGAATCGCCAGGTGCGGCTGCCGCGCGCTTGTAGGCGAAAGCCTGCCCCGTGTTCAAGCCAGCCAGGCCAGGCTCACCGGTCACGCCATCGAAGACCTTGCTGATCATGTAGTTGCCGACGTAGTCAACACCAAATTCACGGATGCGGGCCTGCACCAGGGCCGTATCGGTCGTCATGCTGGCAAAATCGACCGTGGCCACGTTGCCGTTGACGGTCATCTGCGTGCCGGCGGACACCGAAAACACGATATCGCCCACCACATTGACCGGCTTGGCGGTGATGGCAATCGAGCCGGGCGCGCCGGCGCCGGCGCTGTTCACGCGAAACACGGGCGTGCTGCCCGCCAGCAGGATCGCCTTGCCGTCGGCCGTGGTGCTGAAGCGCTCCGCTGTCGCCTGCAGCAGCGTGTCACGGGCACCGCCGATGGCTGTCATACCAGCACTCCCACCGTCACGCGCCCTGCCAGCCATTGGTGCGACAGCAGCACCACCACGCCAGGTGCACCGCCCTGCAGGCCAAAGCGATCATCGCGCAACACCACAGGCTGCCCCAGTTCCAGCATCATCATTTCAGGCTCTCCATCAAATTCGTAAATCGTGCGCTGCACCTTGTTCAGGGCCAGGCGCCGCGCCGCTTCCGCCCGGGCGTCTGCGTTGGTCTTGAGGCAGGTATCGATCTGCGGCGGGTCGTCCGTCAGGCGGTAGCGCGTGCGCACCGCCTCATCGACCGCCGTTTCGGTCAGCCATTCCGTGGCATACAGGTCGGCATGCGCCGGCGGGATGCTGGTGGTCAGGCTGGCCTGCACCGTGTAATTACGGTCAAAGGCGATCTTGACGGCGGCGACCACGGGCAGGCGCTGCACCGGGCGCAGGGAATCGAGCCGCATGTGCTCTGGGCCGATCTCCACCGGCACGCCGGCGGCCGGCAGCGCGATCTGCACCAGGCGCAGCTGGCCGGTGCGCGACATGACCGCCTGGGCGCCCACACTGGCCGCCAGCTGCTGGATCGCCTGCGCCTGATTCGTCCGGTCCGCAACGTACAGGCCCACCAGCTGCGGGTGGGCGGCGTCGAAGGCGGCCAGGTTCGCCAGGTCCAGATCAGCCAGCGTAAAACGGTCGGCCGCCTTGCCGTAGGCCGTGGCGATGCGCTGCACCAGCGGCGCGATGCGCGGCGCATAGCCGCCACCCTTGTCGCCCTGCACGCTGACTGTGATCGTGGTGGAAAACGGATCAGTCGTCAGGTTGAAGCGGCCCGCCTGGTCATTCAACGCCACGGCAATCGGCTTGCCGTTGGTGCGCACCTCGAAACTCGACTCCACCGCGCCCAGGAATCCATATTCCAGCGTGACAGGATTGGTCAGCAATGGCGTCACGTTGTGGCATTCGCCGAACGGGATCGGCAGGGTCGCATCCTTGTTTGGCGTGGTGCCGCCCAGCTTTGCCTCGGCAATCGGCGTGTCCAGGCGCTGCAGCTTGTCGCGCAGTGATAGGTTGATCGATTCGCGCGCCGAACTGCCGATATCGGCGACGATGCCGTCAAAAATCAGGCGAAAGTCACTGCGCGGCCAGGCCGGGTCACCGGACCAGGCCCTGATGGGCCGGTTACGCCAGACGTCGGCGAGCCAGCTATCGAGCGCGCCATCGGTGTTGTCGAGCTCAATATCCCCGCCCGACAGGCCGGCCTCGCCGGTCAGGCTGACCTGCTCGGTGAAGGCCAGCCCGCCGGTGGCCAGTGGCAAGTACTCGACATTGGGCGGGATGTCGGTCGGGCCTGTGATATACGGCCAGGACGAGATAAACCGTGTCACTTCGACGCCTGCCACATTCACCTGCACCTCGATCAGCACCATGCGGGCGGCCGAGGAGTCTTGCAGCCACGTCAAAAATTGCGCATCAATCATTGGGAATACTCCACTTTTTTCGCCCAGGCAGATGCCTTGGCAGATTTATCAACACCAGCCACGACCGTCTTGGCAGCTTTGTCGTTCGATTCGACGGTGGCCTGGATGGCGGCGCCGGTCTGCTTGGCCTGATCGGCGCGCAAGCCCTTGATCTCGACTGTTTGGGCATCCAGTCTGGCGTTCAAGGCACGGATTTCAGAGACCAATGCGTCGGAACCAACATTCGAGCCAGCCGAATAGCGCATGGCGTCAAAAACTACGGGTGCCGGGGCGCTAGAAAAAGCGGCCGGCGGAGCAACGGCTGGCGCATTGGTAAATTCCACACCCAGCCCGCTCGCCATGCCCATCGCCGCATGCAGGTTGGCGATGGCTTGCGCCACCGTCAGCACGCTGTCGTTGATGGTGATCAGGCCTGACACCTGTGCCTTGAGGGCATCCAGGCTGGCCTGCTGCACATCGACCTGGGCTGAGGCCCATTTCAACGCCTCGTTGTTGGCCGCCACCACGCGGGCGTAATCTGCCGCGTAGCGGGCATCCGAAGCGTTGACCACTTGGGAAGCTGTCAGGAAGGCCTGCTCGGCGGCCGACAGGCCGGACTGCGCCGTCGTGTCACCGGCATTGGCCGCTGCCAGGGTTTTCTCGAACTGGGCGCGCGCCTCGGCATATTTCTGCTCCGGCGTCAGGACGGACTGATTGCTCAAGGCCATGCTGGCATTCAAGCCGTTGAGGGTGGCCACCCACGACTTCGATTTATCCAGCGCCGTCTGGGCCGCTGCCGCTTCAGTCTCATACGCCTTGGATAGCGCGTCCTTGGCCGTCACCACCGCCTTGGCCGCCTGCACCTGGTCGAACAGCGCACGATTGACGGCGGCGATGCTGGAGCGCTGGATAGCCAGCAGTTCCGTTTCACTTTTCGTCAATTCGTTCAGCTGCTTTTGCAGATCCATGCGCTCGCTGGCGATCTCGCTAGCAGTCTTGACCACAGCGGCATAATTGCCAGTCGCTGCGGCCAGCTGGCTGCTGTAGTCGGCGGCAGCCTTGAAGGCCGGCGCCAGAGCCAGCAGCTTGATGTACATCTCTTGGCCGCCCGTGCTGGCCAGGTCCAGGCCCAGCACCACGTCCTTGTACTGCTCCACCGATTTGACGCCAGACATGCCCAACTTGCCCAGCGTATCGGCCACGGTGGACAGCACGGGCGCCATCTGCTCGGCTTCCGTCAGGAAATTTTCGGCAAAGAAACTGGTCCCACTGGTGAGCGAGTCCAGGCTGCCAGCCAGCTTGATCAGGTTCTCGCGTGCGCCAATGGTGGCCACGCCAACCGCGCCGAAGGCATCCTGCGACGTGCGGCCGATCAGCTGCAAGGCCGCGTCGACGCCGGCGTAATTTCCCGCAACGCGCTGCAGGGTAACGCTCAGCTCCTCGTTGCCCTGCTTGAACTGGCCGACATTCGGCAGCAGCTCGACGGCGATGGCATTGCCGACGCCTTCGAAGAACTTGGTCACGGCGCCCAGCCTGTCAGCTTCCGTGGTGAGGCCGGTCAGATTGATATTCAGCGCCTGGGCGCGCGTGGCCAGGCTGGACGTATCGATGCCCAGCGTATTGGCCAAGGTGGCCGAGACGTTGCGAATGGCGGCATACGTCTCTACAAACGCGTTGGACGTCGTGGCGTCGACGGCTTTACGGTCCGTGTCTTTCTTGTCGCTGCGCAGCCAGCCGCCCTTTTGCGTCCATTTGGCATATTCGGTACCACTGAACCCGGTACCGGACAGCGTGCCGGTAATGCCCGTTTCCCCGTACTTCTTCTCACCCATGCCGAATACACGATTTCCAAGACCTCCGATCAAGCCACCCAGCGCACCGCCAATGGCCGCGCCGATAGGCCCGCCCATAAATGCCCCGGCCACGGCACCAATGCCTGTGCCAGCGTTCACGGTCGAGTTACTACCATACTGGCCAGAGATCAGTTTTCCGCCAAGCACTCCGGCGGCAATGCCAGCGGCCGCAGCAACCAGCGGCCCAGCTGCTGCGCCAGCCGTCAATGCCGAGCCAGTGCCGGCCATTCCAGCCGAGCCGTACGCAGCTGCAGCGGTGCTGGCCTGGGCTGCGGTCAGGCTCATTCCCGTACCGAATGCAGATACCGCCGAGGAGCCAAAAAGATTGCCCAGGGTAGCGATGCTGCTGCCGAGGCCGGCGGCGACTCCGGAAAAACCTTGCGTGGCGATGGTGTAGGCAGTTTTGGCGCTTTGAGCCAGATTGGCAATACCACCTAAGCTGCCACCAGTGCCGCCACTCAGGCCAAGGCCCTCGGCCGATGCAAGGCCAGCTGCCCCGGTTCCGGACACCGACGCACCGATATTCAAGATCCATTTCTTGATCGTCATCTGGTACAGCAAGTCCAGCAGCCCGTTTTTCAGAGTGTCTCGCAGGCGGTCGAACGCCGATTTACCCGAATCGAAGATCGACACGAACGTATCGTGCGCGGTCGTGTCGATCGACTCCCACATTTTGCGGTTTGCTTCGATCTCGGGCTTGGCCAGCTGGTTGCTATACCAGATCGAATATTCTTCCTGCAGGCGTTTCTGTGCGTCGGTGCCGGCGCCGGCCAGGGCGATACGCTCCTGCCACATGGCGGCGTCGATTTTCAGCAGCGCGGCAGCGCGCGCTTTCTCGTCGAATTGCGATTCAGCGAAGAAGCGACGGTTCTCGTCTGCCAGCTGGGCGGCATAGCCCAGCGCCTTGGTCTGCGCCAGCGTCGCCTGCTCGACACGCGTGCGCGCGGCCGCCTCTTCCGTCAGGCGCTTGATCTGGTCCTCGGTGACCGCCTTGCCGACCAATTTTTCCTGCAACAGGAATTTCTCCAGCGCGGTCTGCTCGCGCACTGCCACCATGGCCAACTCACGGGCATCGCTGGACTTGCCCATCATTTGGTATTCCACCACCAGTGCCGCGGCGGAGTCCTGACGCGCCAGGGTGCTTTCCTGAATGTGCGTGGACACATCCTTTTCGGTAGCCCGGGCCTTGGCCACCTTTTCGACAGCCGCCAGCTCGTCCAGCGCTGCGTAGGTTGCCGTCAGATGCGCATCGGCCAGTTTAAGTTTATTGACCTTGCTTGCCTCGTCCAGCTTGATTCGCAGCTTCTGACTTTCGGTCGCATCGACGTCGGTGGCGTTCTCCTGGCGGCCCGCCTCAATCTTCTCGCGGATGCTCGCAATTAACGTGGAGTAGGCCTGCTCCTCTTTTTTGAGCCCGGCAGCAACACCCTTGTCAGCATATTTAGCCCTGACCAGTTTTTCCATTTCCGGAGGGATTTCTCCGAACTTCTTTTTCAGCTCATCGAGTTCGGCCGCCATTTTCTGAGCGGCGCTGCCGTTTTGTCCTAACCAGGTTTTGATATCCGCATCACGAGTAAATGCTTTATTTTTCGCTTGCACAGTGTCAAAAATAGCCGCGTCAACATCCAGCTTATTGAGCTTACCCCCCCAAAGCGCCATCAATGCATTTTTAGCGGCACTATCTAAATCAGTTCTCTTGCCGATGGAGTTAATTTCAGCCAGAATTTTTTCGCGCTTCTTCTCATCGTCTGTGACCGGGGCAGCTCCAGTTGTCATTTTTTTACCGGCAAGTTCATTTCGCTCCTTGAGTTTCTCAATTTGCTTGTTCAAATTTGCCAAATACTCATCTATTTCTTCCGCGAGCGTTTCGGTTACAGCTTTTTCAGCCTCACTTCCCTTGTTGCCCCACAGCACCCACGCAGCAGCACCCACGCTAAGCAGCGTGGTAATAATCCCGATCGGCCCACCCAGGAAGCCCAGGGCCTTGGAGGCAATGCTTGCAGTGACTGCAGTTCGTCCAATTGCGCTATTCAAGCCATTTGTTGCGGCAGTGCGCGCACCAGTCGCTGCCGTATCCGCAGATGTGGCGGCCGTAACCGATGCCGTCGCAGTTGCCAACTGCGCTGACACCCGCCCCAGCGCAATGCTCGATGCGGTAAGTTCAGCCAGCGCTGCTACTCGCGCTTGTTCTGCCACGGCCAGGTCGAGCGTCGATGCACGCTGAACGCGCAAAGCAAAACTTAGCGCGCCGGCGGAAGATGCTGCTGCAATTGCTGCTTCGGCTGCGGCAATATTTGCCTTTGCCTGGTTGTATTGAGCGAACACCAATTCGCGCGCTGCGAGCAACGCCGACTTTTGCGCTACCAGGCCCGCCAGTGTCGCTTCAGCCTCGACCAACTTGGCCGAGGTGGATGCAGATGTTGCGGTTGTACTGGCCACAAGAGCTTCGGCCTTAGAAATTAGCGCCGCACGCTCGACCACCAGCAACGCAGCTAATTCGGCATTTGAAGCGAAATAGGCCTGGACCGCTGCAACGCCCATGAAAAAATACCCGGCCATCTTCAAGGTCAACAAGCCCGCCGTGGCAGCAAACAAGACGTTAATATTGCCGGAGAGCAACTTAATGCTTGTGGTTAGAATATTCACCGTGCCATTTGCTTGAGCTTTGATGGCCGTAAATTCCATGAATTCATTTTTCAACACAGTGAAAGCACCACCGATGGTGGCAACTTTTTTACCTTCCTCGCGCAGGGCTACAAGTGCGTTTGGCAAGACCTCTGCCATGATTTTGGAGGTAATCTTTCCCTCGCCAGCCATGCCCTTCAGGGCGCCAATCGGCAGTCCCATGCCATCTGCCAGCGCTTTCATCAAGCGGGGAGCAGCTTCATTCACCGCATTGAACTCCTCGCCACGAAGCGTGCCAGATGCGAATGCTTGCGACAGTTGCAGCTGTGCCGATGCAGATTCTGTTGCCGTTGCACCGCTGACCTTCAAGGCCAAATTAACGGTCTCTGTGATTTCAGCTACCTGCTTTTGCGTGGTGCCCAGCTCCCTGGTTCCGTTTGCAATACGGGCATAAAGGGTGCCGGTGCCGTCCAATGCTTGCTGTGAGCTGTTGGCAATTCGCTTCACGTCGGCATATGCCGCGTTGTATTCACGTTGAGATACCGTCGCCAGGCGCAACTGGGCTGTAAACTTAGCGTATTCATCACTCATTTTGACGATGCCAGCCAGGCCGGTGCCCAGGCCGATGGCGCCCAACGCGGCGCCGACCTTGTCACTGTACGTAGCGATATCCCGAAGAGACGATGTCGACTGTGTACGCAAGCGGTTGAATTCACGAATCGCCTGTGCGGAGTCTGCAGTAATGATGACGCGAGATTCATTTCCCATCGGTCTTTTCTCTCCAGGCGCTCAAGGTCGCCCGTTCCATACATTGAATTTCAAAAAACATACGCTCTTCATCACACCGCTTGACGCGGCTCTTACGCATGACGACCTCTACACCTGGATAGGACAGCCCTGTCGGGCCGGCCATCCCCGTCATCCACTGCGTGCTCACGGCTTGAAACAAATTCCAGCTGGGTAGGTTTTCGGGCCATAAATAAAGCTCTTCGCAAACAGCAGCCGCGCGCTTTACCCGTAATCCAAAGGCAGCTGCTGCTGTATCGGTTGATTCCTGCTCCAGCTCTTGATCTTCGTCCGATACGACCAGGCCGAGCGCCACACAGCGCGCGACCTGACTTAGTTTTTTGCCTTGGCCCCGGCTTCTTTCATGTAGGCAGTGAAGCACAACATACCCATGCCGCTAATGCTGAGCAGGGCCGCCAGCGCGTCTTCGCAAAATTCGGCGGGTTTGTCGTCGTCTTCCAGCACCAGGCGCTGGTCGCGCCAACCCATCGCCACGTCTGCGATAAACTCGTCAACTTGCGTCTCGCCACCGTTCAATGCACTTTTCAGCCCTGCGGTATCCAGGCGTTTGCAGATCAACGAGAATTTAAATGGGATCACGTTGCCGCTTTCGTTGGTGTGCGAACCAGCTACCGGGACTGCTACCGTATTGCCAACGACGATTTTGTATTGCTTTTTCATTATTTTCTTTCTGAGGTTAGGGCACTCTGGCCCCAAGGTTTAGAAACTGGTGGCAATGCGGATTTCGTCGTTGCCAGCAATCGGGTTGACCAGCAGCTTGTAGCCGATCATTCGCGCGCCGTTGAGGTCTTCTTTCGAGGGCTCAATGCGCTGCACACCTGGCATGAAGACGGCGACACGACTGCCGGCCACGGTGCCGTGAATCATTCCCAGGCTGGTTTTGGCCGTGGCCAAGACTGCCGCCATGGCGGCCACTTCCTGTGCAGCTGTCAATTCCAGCTGCACCGCGCCAGTTACCTTGCGTTCGGTAATTGGTACGGATTCACCACCCAGTAGCGCCTGAAACGGTGAGGTGACGCCCAGATCGATCGTCAGCCCCTTACTCGGGTACGAATCGCCTCCGACCAGCGCTGGAGGTGTGGCGGTCGCATGCGTAGCCCCCCACATCAGCTTGCCGGAGTTGGCATCCAGTACGATCTCCGGAACTTGCCACTCTTCCAGGTCTGCCGTTGGCGCTGCAGCCACGCCAATGCCGCCGTACAGGCAAACGAACTTGCACGAGATGACTGGCTTTTCGCCAACGCTCAACTTCAGCGAAGCGGTACCGCGGGCACCCAAGCCTTTATGCAGCACGCCATCGTCGTACCAATAAATGGTGGCCGATTCGAAACCGGTCGAAATCGGGACATAGTCCACACGCACACCTGCTGTGATAACTTCGGCGAAACCACAGGCGCGCAGCAGCGGACCCCATGCGGGGGCGACACCCAATGTGCCGGCGCCGACCAGCTCGACATCGAAGCCCATCTCGACATAGCGGCTGCCGACCAGCTGCTCATCACCGCCCAGAAATGGACGAATGTTGTTTCGGTCGACGTTTTGGGCGTTCAGCGGGTTGATGCTCAGCGTGCTGACCAGCATTGCGTTGGCCGCGCCAGTTGGCACTGCGTCGGCACCGTATACTGGCTCGATCTTGGCGAGGATCGCCGTATTGCGAATGAGGCGAGACATGGATTACTCCTGGTTGGGTTGCGTGGCCGGGGCCGGGTTCTTGAAAAGCGAGCCGTCAGCAGGGTTGCGGGTGTAGCTGCCGCCCGCCTTTGGCTCAGCCTGGCGAATCGGCGCCGATGTATCTTTCACGGTCGCTGCGGCCGGCTTTTGTGAAACGACATTCATGTCAAAGTCCTTCCTTTGGTTTGATGCATCACCAGAAATTTGGCGGTGATACAGGCTATTTTTGAATCAAGCTCGTCCACTTCCCACGACAACGTATCGCCTGGCAGCGGCTCGAACGACATGGCAGTAGCCCCCAGTGTCGGCGCCAGCGCCAGGCGGTCGAACACATCCACCAGCAGCGCATCGGCGACAGCGTCCGGCTCGCTGCCCGTGGCGCGCGCATAGCATTCGACGTTGACCAGCGTGGCCCAGGTGGTCGGGCCGCCAATGATCTGGGCCAGCGTGGAGGCGCTACGCTCTACCCGGACCACGATGGCGCTAACCTGGTCGACACCAATGGCACGGGTGCGCGAGCGGTAGATACGTCCGTCCGCCAGCGCTGGTCCAATCCGCAGTTGCTCGAGGATGGCGCTGACGACGCTGAACTGCGCGCTATTCATGGACGCTCAAGGAATACCAGCGTGATGCCGGCCTGCTGCTCGCCATCAGGTCGGCGCTCGGCGACGCTCCAGGCCACAGGGGCGCTGGCGCCGATAGCGATCTGGATGGTGCTACCGGCGAAATCAGCCGGCACGTCGCTATTCATGATCTGCATTTGTGGTGTCGAAGCGCCCATCTGCGCAACACCAACTGTGGCCGCTGAATATTCGTCATCGAAGACCACCGGCACCGTGTTGGCGCCGATGGTCGCCTTGGCGTTGGCCAGTTTTTTATGCGCTACGCAGTTCATGCGCGCTTCGAGGATATCGAACATCAGGCGTTGATCTTGATGTTTACAGTGCCGACGCCTGCCCCAGCTGGCGCCGTAGCGAAGCCCGCCAGAGTATTACCGGCAGTGGTGGTGGTCAGGCGGCTGTTTGCTGCATCCCAATATAAAAGGTCACCCTGGTCGACAACGTCGGTACTCAGCTTAGAGACTTTAAATACGCCTTCGATGGTGATCGCGCCAGTTTCGGAGGCGGCGATATTGGCCAGGGCGATAGCGATGCGCTCGCCGATCACTACCACCGCACCAGACGCGACAGTGGCAGTGGCCGTGTAGCTCAGGACGTTACCTTCTTGAATATAGTTCTTGGCCATGATGGCTCCTATGTCTTGGATCAGTGCGCCGTTGCAGCGGCGCACCAGGTATGCGCGTTTTAGGCGCCCGGGTTCCTGGCCATGGTGCGGAAGTCGAGCGCCTTGACGCCCGCATCCATGCGCACCTTGAATTCGACGCCATCGACGTGCCAGCCGTTTTGCTGCTCAAGCGTCGGCGCTTCGTTGCCATCGAGATACTGGACTTCGATGCAGTCATGCTGGTCCTTGCTGGCCACGCCGTACCATGCGGTCGCGGAGTTCGCATCCAGGCGGGAGTCGGCCACGACGTCAAAGGTGCTGCGCACACTGTTGGGCACGGTGTTGTTCTTGTTGGCCGAGCCGACTTCAAACTCACTCTCGCGCACCACGTTGGCCGTGCCGCGCAGCGCACGTGGAACGATCAGGGTTTTCATGTTGATGTTGAGAGTGGAGCCGGTGTCGTCTTTCTGCAGCCCCATGGCCACTTGCAGGGCATCGACCGTGGCGGTGGAAATGCCCGCGCCGGCCAGCAGGTTTTTATGGTCGGCATGGAACAGTGCAATGCCATCAGCCATGCGAGGGTTGCTGGTCAGGATGGCATAGACCAGATCGCCGATGGTGCGGATCGCGGCGCGGCCCATGCGTTTCGGGATCTTGGTGAAAGCGTCGAGGTCGTCGTTAATGATGGCCTGGCGCGTCAGCGAGAACATCTTGCCGTAGGTGGCCAGTTGCACTGATTCGCCGCGCTCGCCGATGTCGGCATAGGTATATACGGCGCCGTCCTGGATCTTCTCCAGTGCCGGAAAGGTGTTCAGGTCAACGCGCTTGCCGATCTTGAAGTCGCCCAGTGTCCCTTTGGAAGTCCACAGCTGGAAGGTTTCTTCCGCTTCTTCGTAGCCCTTCATCATGGCTTTTTCAGCGATATTACCCAGCAGCAGTGGGAAATCGCTGCCGGTGTGGGTAAAGGCCGCGGCCACCAGCTTCATTTTATCCATGCCCTTGGCATTGATGCCGGCCTGGTCCAGGCATGCGCGTGCGATGTCGAGCATGCTGTAGCTACGGAAATTGTTGCTGCGATCATCCTTGCCCAAGCTGGAGCGCGCCAGCACCGACGCTTCGACGCCGGTCCGGAATTTGTCGCGTTCGTCTTCGAGCGTGACGATGCGGCCGCCGCCCGCCGAACTGGCGCCAGCGCCCAAATGGGCCAGCAGTTTGGTGTTGGCCGCTTCCACCGTGCATTCGGTGTCATCGGCGCAGACGGCCGCCAAAGCGCTAACACCTTCAGTCGAGGCGAACTTGGCGAAAGCTGCGCTGATGGAGGTGCGACGGGTTTTGTCGGCTTCCAGCGCGGCAGCGGCGATCTGCTTGGCCGCAACAGCGGCAGCGGACGGCTCCACGGCTTGCGGATTAAGTGGTTGTGGCACGGCATTCTCCTTCGGGGTGATGGTGGGTTGTGGCGCGACAGATGCCGCAGGGCTTGCTGGCTGCGGGAAAGATGCATACCGCGCCTGAATGGATGGGTTGAGGCTGGCCGAAGCGGCCAGCGGCAAGGCAGCGATGGCGGCATCGGCGAATTTGGCGGTGATCGCTTCCTCCGCCGTGTACCAGTGATCTTTACCATCCTGCAGCAGGGCCAGGATTTCGGCCTTGTCGCCGCCTGTCTTGGCGATATAGCTGGTGGCCATGGCTTCGGCGTAGCTGTCGAGCATATCGGCATCTTCGCGCAACGACGCGCTATTGCCGCCCGTGTACATCCACGGAGCATGAATCATCAGCATGGCGTTGTCGGCCATCTCGACGGCATCGCCAGCCATCGCAATCAAGCTGGCGATGGAAGCGGCAATGCCGTCGATCACGGTGGTGACGGTGGCCGGGTGGCGCTTGAGGGCGTTGTAAATTGCCACACCGTCGGTCACGGAGCCGCCATAGCTATTGATGCGCACGGTCAATGCCGCGACGTCCAGCAAGCTCACCTCGCGCACAAAGTCCTTGGCCGCGACGGTATCGCCATACCAGCTCTCGCCGATATCGCCATAAATGAGGATTTCGGCATTCGCTTGTGCATTAACGCCAGCGGCCGGGCGTGCTTGGGCGCGGATGGTGTACCACTTTTCTGGCGGTGCTGCTGTCGTCGCTTTTGGGCTTGGCATGGTGCGTTCCTTAGTCAATGCGCTCAGTGTGTTTGTTTGGGTGTCTCATTTCTAGGGAAAAATGAGACACTATTTTTTGGAGGGTTGCTCATGGGCTATTACGCGGCTTCCGGCTCGTCCTTTGGCGCCTCAGCCTTGCTCTGGTTGGCAAAATCCGAGCCAAAAATCAAGCCTTTTTCCTTGACGACCTTGCGATGCGCGTCGATTTGCTCGAGCACATCGCGCGGGTTTGCGCCACGCTTGCGCATCACTTCGACTTCGCTGGCAAATCCGTCCTGCACCAGGGAATGCCAGGCAAGGGCCTCTTTCAGCGGGTCGATCCAAGGCATCGACTGGCCGACAAACAGCGCATCGTCAGCGCTGGCCGGGTCAACGTCCTTGGGCATGGGCACTGCGCCGGACAGGTGGGCGATCTGCACGAAGTCCTGCCACACAGGCTGCACCAGCTGTCCGACGAATTCATCTGTCAGCACGGCGTAGTTGATCCATTGCTCCACCAGCTCCTGGCGCTGGGCCGAGTACGTGCCGTTGTAATCGCGTGCCAGGCTGGAATAGCTGGCTCCGACGCCGGCGGCAACTGCGCGCAACTGCCCTTGGCGGAAGGTGATCAAATTCGGGTTAGGCCGGTTCGAGTCGATCATGCCGATCTCTTCGCCAACGGCCAAGCTATCGATGATCATGCCTGGCGCCATGCCAATCTCGCGTGCAGCGGCAGGCGCTCGCGCACCATTCTCGTCAGGCTGCCCGTACAAGTCGGGGGAACCGCGCTTGACGTAGGCAGTCAGGCTGGCGGCAACCTTGGCGGCGATGCGCTCGGACTCTTCGTAATCCTTGATGTCTTCCAGGCGCGTGATCACGCTGGCGAATTCGGACACGCCGCGCATCTGGCCGATGCGATCAACGAACGCCAGGTGGTGCATACGTGCTACTTCGATGCGCTTGACCTCATAGCCACGCTTGGACCAGGTTCGGGCGCCGGGGAATTCCTTGTAAGCCCAGTACGCCAGCGGCCGGCCCCATGCATTGCGCTCGATGCCCTGAAAGATATTGCGTGCATCGTCCTGGTAATCCATAGGGATCAGGTCAGCTTCGATCATTTCCAGCGAATATGGGACGCGCGTGCCATGGTCCAGGCCGGCAACCGGGCCGATCAGACGCTGGGCGAATACTTCGCCATCACGCAGCCAGGTCTTGGCCAGCATGCGTTGCACCTTGGCCCAGTGATGCCGATGCGTCACTTCAGGGATCAAGCACCAGTCGCGGTAGGCGTCGCGCAACTGCTTGGCGTACTCATCATGGATGGTGCCGTCGCGGCGCCGTGGTTGGGGCTCGATGCCGATGCCTGTAGGCCCGATGATGTTATTGACCAGGGTGCGCAGCGCGCCGCGGGCGATATCGTGGTTTTGCTCCAGGTTGCGTGCCAGAGTGCGCAGGGTCACCGCGCCTTGCTTGACTTGGGTGTCAGGCGAGCCGGTATCTTTGGCATGCTTGCGAAGGCGCGATGGCTTCGCAGCCTCGTACTGGTTCAGGACGCGCCGGGCTGCCAGGCGTTTGATACCGGCATTCGGCGCGAAGAAGGAAATAAGTTGGTCGACAACATTCATCGACACTGTGCTGGCGGCCGCCATTATTGATTACCAAAGCGGGCGAGCGCGAAACTCAGGCCGCCAATTCCGGGGGCACTACTAGCGGCAGCGGCTTCGCGGCTTACAGCCTGCTGCCATTCCTTGCGACCGGTAATTACCGAGCCAAGATCTTCCATGCGAAGGGTGCGGTCGCCCAGCTTGACTTCCTTCCCTTCCAGGATGGCAGTCTCGGCAGCGAGATATTTGGCGAGCATGTCGGTTGCAATGGTCATCGGGCGATCCTTGTGGTTGATCGCTCGACATTACGGACATGGCTGTCTCATTTCTACGGAAAAATGAGACTATATTTTTCAGCCGCTCTTGATGATCTTGTAAAACTGGCCACGCGAGATCTGAAATTCAGCCTGCAGTTCACGCCGGTTGCGCAGGTTGTAGCGGGTGCGGATGGCCAGCGCGCGCGCTTCCTGGTCGACGCTGCTCTTCTTGATGTAAACCTCTTGCCCACCCCAGGTGCTGCGCATGGCGTCTTCGATATCGCGCACCTGGTCCACCGTAAGCAGTTCGCCGCCCAGCGCCGCGCGCACTGCAGTAAGCAGTGAGGCAAGTATGTCTGGCTGATGCGCCTTTTGCTTTTGAATCATTAAAACCCCCTATGTAACCAATCGTCGGATGCAAAACTGCTGTTTCTACGTCTTTTTTGTGGTGCTGGCGCCGAGCTGGCCGGCGCCGGTGTCAAGACTGGTGTTACTCGCGGCGGCTCGACACTACTGATCGTCATGGGCGCGGCGAATAGGTCGGCCATCGATGGCTGCACTTCCTCCTCGAGCTGGTCCCAGAACTTCGCCGTTTTTTTCGCCAGCTCGAAATGCGTCTCCAGCCATACCGCATAAACGGTGCAATCCCATGCCTCGACGCGTTTGCGGATCGCCGACCAGCGCGATTCCGTTCCGCCGGCGGTAATTCGCTCAGCACGAATCTCACCTGCCATTTGCTTGAAGAATTCATCGGGCAACTCCTTCGAAAAATGGATGTAGCCGGGGCCCGGCCTGGTGATCTGCAGGCGGCCGTAAATCAGGTCTTTGGCCAGGTTGGTACCGACCTGCCACAGCAGCGCGCCGTGCTTGCGGATGCGGCCGCGCCAGTCGATATCGACCTTGGTGGCTCCGTCCTTGATGTGCTTTTCCTTGCCTGAACGGCCCTTGACGGCGAACACGCGGCGCGCAGCATTGGCGGCGCAAAATGCGTAGACCGCATGCGTGTTGTGGCCACCGCTGTCGATTGCGGTGCCGTGGATCTTCAGTTCCTGGCCGCTGGCGTGCCGGAACTTGTTCTCGAACAGATATTCGGCGACGTCTGCCCACACAGCATCCTCGTCCGGATTGCCGTAAAAAATGCGGTAGTCGATGATCCATTTCTGGCAGCCGCGGCCATAACCCCACACGGCAATCTCGATGCGGTTCGGCTGAGTGTCGGCGCCGGCCAGCAAGCGTACGCAGCCGTGCGGTACCGAACCAAGCTTGTAGGGCTCGGCGCGCTGTTTCAGCTGTTCGGAGTCGGTTTTTTCGACGTCCAGCTCCCAGGTGCGACCCAGGGTGGTGTTGGTGAAGGTTTTCAGTGACGTAATGTCGCCTTCCTGCGCTTTGTTGTGCGCAGCGATAAATTCGCGCACTAGCTTGGCCCATGTGACCAGCGGACTGTAAGCGGTCCAGACGTGGAAGGCGATGTGGCGCAGCGCGCTGATGATGGCGCCGCCGGCATTGCGGAACACGCCGGCGTGATCGATGGTGACGCTGGCGTCTTCGTTTTGCCAGCGTCCTGCCGGCGCCGCTGCCAAATATTGGCCTTGGTCGATCATCGAGCCGCAATGTGGGCAAAGGTGGCGTACGCTGTCCGGATCGTTGTCGAGCCATTTGAAGCCTGTCGTTTCGTCCTTGCCGCCCCAGGCGAGCGGGTGGAATTCGCCACAATCCGGACAAGGGATGGCGAACTGGAAGCGCGCATCGGCCAAGATGAAGCGGGCTTCGATCAGCGAAAAGCCTTTCAGGCCTGGGGTTGAGCCCGCCACCAATTTGGGAAAAGTCGCTCCTTCGACGCGCTTGCCCGCCAGAGTGACGGGATCGCCTTCTTTCTCGACGTCACCGTCGAACGCGTCCAGCTCGTCCAACAGCGCATTGTCGACCGAAATACGGCGATAGCTGCGCGCGGCCTTTCCGCCACGCGTGTGCAGCATGCAGCCCAGGAACTTCTTTTGCTGCAGCGTGTTGTCCTTGTGCCGTGACATGTGAGCAGGGAACGCCTTGCGCATGGCTTTCACGTCGCGAAGCATCGGTTCCAACTCGGTCTTGACGAATTCGTCGCTGTCTCCGTCGGTCGGCTGCCAGAGCGCCTGGTTGCGGCGCTTGTGTTCGATGAAATAGGCAATGGCGGCCAGCAGCATCTTGGTGTAGCCGACCCGGGCCGACTTCATAAAATCGACTTCGGCGATATCGTCGTTGCTGATGCAGGCCATGATGGCGCGCTGGAACGGCCACGCCTCCCATGCCTGCTCGACATACGACGATTCTTTCGACAGGTAGAAGTGCTTGCCGGCCCATTCGTCCAGCGTCATTGGCTCCGGCACGCCAAATGTGCCCAGCCCGCGTGTCAGGCAGGCGGACAGTTCAGGCGATCGCCAGTTGAGGACTTCGGCAAGATCGCTCATTCGCCCTGGTCCTCGATCACCTGATGCTCCGGCGCCGCGCCGTCATCCTGTTCGTCGTCGCGCAGATCGGCCAGCGAAATATTGGCCACAATGTTGCGCACCTTGGCGATCTCTTTTTCGATGTTGCCGATCTCGTCCGACGACAGCGACGGCACGCGGCGCTTGACCGCACCCGGGATAGCGTCGAACAGGCCTCCGATACGCGCGCCGGCCTTTGATAGCACCTCTTCGATCAGCACCACAGGCGCCAGCTCGCCGCGCGTGACGCCGTTTTGCATTTCGATGCGCTCGCGCTGCACCTTGGCCAACATGGCCCGTTCGGCGACCAGGTCCAGGTCGCCGCCAGACGAGCGCCCGGCCGCCGTCTCACGCAGGTGAGAGCAATAGGCGTGCAGCATCTGCTGGCCGGACATGCTCGAATCAAGCAAGCCGCGGCTGACAAGATTGCCGACCGCTTGCTGGCTCACGCCCACCAGCGCGCCGAAGGCGGCTTGTGTCATTGGCATAGACAAATCAGACAACACAACCCCCTTGCAAATCCCCTGTGACTAGCGAAAAAAGGGGGTTCGAATTACCCTTGCAAGGGGAGGCTGCGGAGTACCTTTGGGAAATATTTCTCAATCGAAACATTGCTGTTGATACATTGTTGTATTTATGCAACATGCGTATATTCTCGATGGTTTCCATTGAATTTGATTTCATAATGGCAATCTTTCTTTGTGTCAGCGTGCGGTCCGCAAGGCGTCGAAGTAAGCGCGCGCGAACTGCCCGGCAAACTCTTTTTCAACGGTCTTCTCGACCACGTATTCGAAGTCGAAAATCTTGTGATAGCTGACGTAGCGTACGAACACCATCACCGGCTTGAGCGATCCAGGGCCACCGCCCCGCATGCTTTGGTACACGCCCAGCGGCATGCGGTCCCCAGGCCGGCCGACGAAGTAGCGAAAGCCTGGCTTCTTCTTCGTGCCCATGGCCATCTTGGCTCGGCCTTGGGCTGTCATGTTTGCTTTGTAGCCAGCTTCCGGGAACGAGCGGAAATAGGCCAGGATCTGTACGATCTGGCCGCGGTTCATGTTGCCGTAGCTGTCGAGCTTGGCGCCGCCGCCGGGCACGATGCGGTAGCCAGGTGGGAGCGCACCCACCGACTGCATGGCGCGCTCGAAGCGCTTCATGGGCCGCGTGCCGCCCTTGATCTGCGGCGCCAGGTAAGTGGCCGCTGGCGTCGCCTTGGCTGCGAAGTCCTTCAGCTTGACCTCCGCGCTAAGGTTGGTCTTGGTGGCAGGCCGCACGAACAGGCTCGACAACGTGTAGGGGGTCGGGCTGCGGAAAATGTCCCGCATCTCGTGCTTGAGCTTGGCGCTGGCTAGCTGGGCCGTGCGCGTCAATGCCACGCGCGTGGCGAACTGCACCTGCTTTGTCCCGGTATCGGCAAACGCCGTCAACTGGCGGATGGCTGGGGCCACGTTGATGGTCATGCGCGCATCCCCAGTTCACGCTCAGCGCATTCGATGACGAATATGCTGAATTCCATGCCAGCCTTCTTTCTCTCGATGATACGGCGGGCCCAGCGCCTGCCGTCGCCGTGACCGGCATCGCCCAGGTTCTTGAGCTTGAAGGCGCCGATCAATTGCTGTGCCTTACGGCTCGACATCATCGTCTTGCCAGGCGCGGGCAGGGCTACCGGGTCCTGCGCCGGGACAGGCTCGATCACCTCACGCTCCAGCTCGGCGGCCAACGCCGCTTCCCAGCGCGGTCGTAGCATGGCATAGGTGCTGTGCGCGCAATCGAAGGCACCCAGCTTGCGCCAGGCCCAGAAAACGGCCGGCGACGACCACACGTTCGGCTCGCCGCGGTCGCGCAGCGCACCTTGCTCCAGCGCTTCGTGGAACGCCACCGACGGGTCGATGGGCGGGCGGCACAGCGCAAGGAATTCCGGCAGCGTCGGAGGCCAGGCGCGGGTATCCAACCGCTCGACGCCGCGCGTCAGCTCGGCCGTGGTTAGCACGAACAGCTTTTGCGCCCAGTGGCGCTTGATGCCGTCGGGATCGATGCCTTTCCACTGGTCTGCGAATTTCACGCCATAGCTGAACGCCATCTTGTTGAACAGCGCCTTGACCCACTTTTCCGGGATCGCCTTTTCAGGCCAGGCAAGCGCCTGCTCTTCCAGGGGTGATGTCGATAATGTTGTTTGATCGTTCATATTTTTGTGGTCCGCTTCCTGTCAATCCATCAAGGGTGTCCTGCCGTGCCTGATCCCGTACTGCCGCCGTGCTGCCTGGTGCTGCCCGTGCTGGCGGCAGGGCACCGGCCACCTGCATGGCCTTTGCCTCGCTTGCCCAGCGATTCAGGATTCCCACTACGTAACCAATGCCGATGCCGCCGTTCGGTTTGGATTTTTTCGCCTCGACGCATGCCGAGAGCGCCGTATCGACGCTGATACCTTGCTCGACCAACGCCAGCAACCGGGGGTCTGCTGGCTGCGTTTGCACGCCTGCCTTGCGAAACGCAATGCTCAGATCGCCCGCTGTTGCCGCGCCCGCGCGGTCTACGTTCAGTGTTGGCGTTGCTGGGGGTTGGTTCTGGTTCTGGTTTTGGTTCTGGTTTTGGTTTTGGTTGGCACCATCGGGCACGGTTCCCGCACCTTTCGCGCACTGTTCGGGAACTGTGCTCGAACCTTGAGCATGCTGCTGTTGCACAAAATCCAGTGTGCTTTGCCCTGCCGCCGCGCGTTCAGCGGCTAGTCGTGCCGCCTCGTCACGCTTTTTCTTCGCGGCCTTGCCGCCTGCACTGCTGGCCTCCAATCCTTCGTAGTACGCCTGGATCTGCGACTCAGCATCAGCATCCACCCAGCCGGCATCGGTCAGGACGAAAAAGTCTTCCAGCACATTTTGCGCAGCCGCGATTTCTTCGGACGTGCTGACGCGCAGCAGGCGGAACAGCCTGCCGGTGTCGGCCAGCAGTGGCGCTTCCTTGTCGAAATAGAGGTCGCGCATGTCGCGGTAGATGCCGCGCTCTAGGCGAGACAAATGCAGCGTGCGCGTATTGAAATCGCCGATGTGATGCGGGTAGTAATTCATGGGTGACGACTGCCCTGGTCCTTGAAAACTACTAATCTCATTCTCATTTTCACAATAACTTTCCCAATAGCAACAAATATGGCGAAAAAGAGCCGGCCTTCGTAATTAGGCCGGCTCATGTAAATCGGCGTTATCGCTGACGCGCCGGGTGCAGCACCTTGTCGATCACCGCCCTGGTGCGGCTGACGGCGCGCTTGGCGCCTTCGAGTAGGCGCACCACGCGCGCTTTCTTTTCGTGGGCGCGGGCGGTGCGGCGCAGGGCCAGGTCCAGGTTGGCTTGCGTCGGCTGGGCGATTGCGGTGGCAACGGCCGCCAGCGCGTCGGCGTCGGCGCTGGCCATCTCGCACACGTCGGCCAGGCCGAGGCCGATTTCGTCGGCCGTTTCCAGGGAGCGCACGCACAGGCCGAAGCGGTGCAGCAATTCGTTCAGGCAATCCATCCGCTCGGCCGGAGGCAGGCCGGCCAGCACCGACAACACGAAATTGGTTGGCAACAGGTTGTTTTCCTTCGATTCATCATCCAGCCAGCGCAGTACGCGGTCGCCGTTGTTTTTCGTGCGCTGGTACTCGTCCGGATGGGGTTCGAAGCGAATTCCGGTGGCAGCTGGACCGCCTGCCTCGTCGTGTGCCTGAACGATCACGCTGATCGCGCTGTAGCTCGACAGGCCGGCATCTTTTCGCCAGGAGCTGACGTGTTCGCGTAGGATGCCGATCAGAGTTTTCTTGTGCGAATCGTTCCGCATGCTATTTTTCTCCGGAGTAGGTATTCTTGAAACATGAGAAAAAAACTAAAAATGAACATCTGCATATTTAATTGGCCGCGCCGCAGTGGCTAGTTCGGGCCAGAGTCTTTCCCAATCCGCAGGAAACATCTCTTTCCGTGTCACCTGCCCACGGGTAGCAAGCTCAATCGGTGCGCCAAAGTGGAACGGGATAGCTCGTGAGCCGTCAGCCCATCGGCTTATATCAGGAGCGTGTGCGCAAATGGCTTTCGCCAACGATGCCTGGCGCCCACGAGCTAGCGAGAGGTATTCATGTAAGGTCATGTTGCGCATGTTAGCCTAAGGCTAAACGGCACGCAAGCCATATGCGAATGTATTTTTTTAGCCTAATGCTATTTAATGACGCTATGAAAACAATAGATGAAATTCGGCGAGATAATCTTGCTACCATTGTTGCGGAGTGTGGCGGCGTGACGGCGTTGGCGGATCTCCTGCAAAAAAGCGTCTCTCAGGTTAGCCAATGGTTGAACGGTTCGGCCAATTCAGGTACTGGCAAAGCGCGTGGCATGCGGCCTTCTTCATGCAGGGAAATTGAACTGGCATGCAAAAAACCGCTAGGTTGGATGGATGCGAGCCACGGCATAGTCCCGAGGGAGTTGGTAATGCATGACCTGAGTTCCCAACCGCCCAAAAAAGGTGACGAGATAGGAATTCCACAATACGATACTGGAGGATCGATGGGATCTGGGGTACTGCTACGGGATCAGCCGGGTGAAATCAACGGATGGAGGGTTACGCCTGAATGGCTTCAAAAAAACGTGCGAAGCCACTCAGGCGTAAATAACCTGGCGATCGTCACCGGCTTCGGCGACTCAATGCGTGGTATGTTCAACCCAGGCGACCCATTGTTAGTTGATCGCGGAATCAATAGCTTTGATGGCGACGCGGTATACTTTTTCCGCGTGGGGGACGAGGGGTTCATCAAGCGGCTGCAAAAAATTCCTGGTGAAGGCATCATTGCATCCTCGGAAAATAAAGCTTACCGAGACTGGACGATCAAGCCGCACATGGATTTTCAAGTTCTAGCTCGTGTTATCAAAGTTTGGCAAAGCGTTGACTTTTGAAGAGAATATTGGATACGCAAAAGGAAATCGTCGCCAATAAAACCGTGCTAGACCATTGCCCTGTAACCTATTTGAAGCCAAATACTTAGTTGTCGCAGTAGTCAATCGTCAATTCTGTAGTGCTTCGGCACGCGTTTGAAAGTGGAAGTTTTTGTTTTTGGGCCGTACTCTACTTGAATTAACTGCAAGGGACGGAGCGCCCGCATACATACCTTCTACAAATACTGGAAGGTATAAATAGCGTCAAAATATGAGTCTCGACACTCGTGCGACGATTTCGTAATAACTTCAGGATTAGCCCTGTGAGATTTATGAATAACACCGCCCTCCATCATTAGCTCAACGTCTCAATAAAAAATTTTAGTTTCACCCTTATAGGTTTCGCGAAAATGAATTTAAAAGAAATTTTTATTGGTTCCGTTGTTACACTTATTGTTACAGTTTTGGGAGGCGTCGGTGTATATTATTGGACCAAAGAGCCAGATGAAAAAAAGAACGAGGCACTTTATTATTCGATAAGCCAGGTGGCTAAGTTCAAAGGAGGCGAAAAAAATGTCGGGTTCAACATCGCCAACATCCGCAATCAAGGCGGAGTGACGGCGAAAAATGTGGTTCTAAAAATTGACTTCCCGTCTGCCAGCATTACGGACTATTCGATTGAGTCAGCCTCAGGGCTAAAACCAAAATCTCAAAGCATTGATAAGCAGAAAGCGGTGTTTGTATTTGAGACCTTGGTACCATCCGATGCGGTTACCGTTGGCCTTCTAACTACGACATCAGAGACTCCTGAAATCAGCCTTCGTAGTAACGATTCGCTTGGAAAGTTGGAAGATAAAAGAGCAATAACCTCGGCAAGAGAAAAGGTTAATAGATTTGCAGTTTATTATATTCCTTTGCTAGGTGGCCTTGCAATTTTGGTTTTGATTTATTTGATACGTATAAGGAGACGAGTAGAAATAGAAGCTACACAACCTGATCCATCAAAGAATGATATGGGGTTTGTCCTTTTACACCAAGGTCTCTTCACAGAAGCCGAAACTATTTTAGATTATGCGATTCTTTCTGGTGAAGATGGGGCTTATTCATTATCAAACCTCGCCACCTGCCGTGCAAAGAATGGTCGTATTCAGGAAGCTCGCAGTCTTATCAGTGCCGCGTCTTTCATCGCTCAAAATAATCACGAAAGAGCTGTCGTAGTATTCAATGGCGCATTGATAAGCTTATTTGCGGGAGATACTAACGATTTTTTTGCTAAACTAAAAGATGCGGCAGTGCTTTCGTCCGAGAGCATAAAGGAATATTCTGACTATAGTGTTCACTTAACCGCTTTAAGATTGGACCCGCGATATGACGCCGTTTTCAGAAGTTCCTGATTCAGTCGTTGCCTAGAGGGCTATATCAAATAGATCAAGAAAATGCAAAGTCTTTATCTTGCTGCCTGAATATCCGCTATACGTTCGAAATGAGAGAGTAGACAATCCGATCTACAGATCGGACAGATTGTGGTCAACGACTGTACATTACAGCTCGTCCGTTGAACTGCTCGTTTGAAGATCAGTTCGCCAACACCATTGATCATGGTCAGCTAAACGAGAATAGGCCGCCAATAAAAGCGGCTGTCGTAAGCGGCCTGTCGATGTAGACGTAATTTGATATGCAGTTAGCACAAACAAGGTCGCCTTCAAACGCGAGCCACTAGGGTTACAGCAGCCCCGGTGAGTGAGCATTTCATACCTGCAGCTGCTCCCCACATAGGCCGCACTCAATATCATCACCTTCACCCATGTGCCTGCACTTGGGGCAAATCGATACTGCTTGCGGCTTAGATGACCGCGCCCCCTTCAATTCCAGATCTTCTTCTAACGACGTAGCTTCTCGTGGAGCTTCTGGCCTGCGAGCGGGCGACTGAACAGAGTGAATAGATCCAAAGCCCAGCAATATTGCACCAACTACCGACAGAATCCCCGAGAAAATCATGAAGTTTTGGCGCTGGGCCATCCTATCCAGATTTGCCACCTGCATTGCAGGAGTGCCTACTCCATAGCCGAAATCACGAGCTGGCACGTCAATGGAGACATCCATGAAAAGTGAATAGCCGCCCAGGGCCAGACCAACAACCAAGACCAACATCCCTAAATTCTTCATGTCATCTCTGAGGGGTGATTAAGAACATCATTATACAAAATGCCAACAATTCAAGTCCAAGTAATTGCGCAGCACCACATATTGGCAACGTAGCCACTTTCTCACAAATATTTTTTCATTAAATTTTAGCCATAAGCTAAAATTAGAGCTTGCATTGCGGTTAGCCTTAAGCTAAAGTTTGCCCATCGAACAGAAACATCCACCGATGGAGGCCCCATGGCACCGCTTACAGAAGCAGCAGTACCTACCGACAGCACCCACATAACCATCCCATTTCTCAGCTTTGCGATGTGCCGCAGTGAGATTAATGCGAACGTCGAACCGCAACATCCCGAAGATCTAGCCGCTCTGAAGAGGATCGCCACTGATCTGTATCACGAACTGCTCGCGGACGACGCCGTCATTACCGAAATGACGAACAACATGTCCGTGACGCAAAAGCGCGTCGCCAGCACCAACTTGTACGAAGCTGGTTTTGTGGGCGCCAGCGGCGGCATGATGCGCGCCGCCGAACGTCACAAAGTCTTGGCTGCGTCGGAAGCGGCAGGCATCAAATGAAGACCGCCATCCAGCAAATAGCCAGTACCTCAATCAGCCCAGTGACCCTAGAGGCGCGCGTGCGCCGCATCGCCCTGGTGCTGACCAACCGCGTACAGCGCAATGCGGTGGGTTCCACCTACAGCCTGGCCAACGAGCGTGGTGAAAAGATTGCCCTGGTATCAATTGCCCAGCAAGGCCTCGGATCGACACACCGCGCGGCAATGCGCATGGCGTTGTCCAGCGAGCTGGCGGGCGCGCTTCGCGCAGCCAGCACGGACTATGAGTTGCGCGGTGCGGTGTCGCCCGAAACCATGAACCGTATGCGCCAGCTCCTCGCCACTGTGGACGCATGATGGGCACCTTCATTGTCACCGTACGCCGGGCCGCCGAGCCGCTGCTCACCTATTCGGCCTTGGGTACCGACAGCGCCGCCATGATCATGGCTGCAATCGATCGCTATGGACCGTGCGTCATCACCGCGAAACCTCGTTGAAAGAGCCCGTCATGCGCACCATTTTCAACCTGTTTAGTTTTTACCGCCGCCGCGGCGCCAGCATCTACATCGCCGCGCGTCGCGCCTTGCACGTCTATCGAAACGGATTCTGACATGACCAAGATCGAACCCGACCGCGCCGCGCTGGAAATCGCCTACGGCCAACTGCATACCACCAGGCCACTCGACGAGCTGCTCAAGGTGCCAAATCTGCGGGCCACGCTGTACGCGGTGGCGCGCCGCCACATGAAGCGCCGTGACCGGTTCGATCCGAAAAAAATGCAGGCGAACGACAACGATTAATTCCGAGCAACACCAACCGCAGCACCAACCATAGAAAGCACGCCATGTTTACAGCATTGCACGCGCTCACCCAAAGCGCGACGCTGATGATCGTCGTCACCGCCGAGGGCGACTATCTGCGCGTCAGCATCACCCCGACCCAGGCCGGCGATAAGACCAAGGCCCACAAGTTGCAGCCGCTGTCGCTGGTGGCCAGCCCGGCCGAGCTGGACGACGGCTTTGCCGCGGCCATCCAATCCTGGCAGGCGCCGAAGCTGTCGCTGCAGCAGCAGGTCGAGGCCGCGAACTCCGCCGGCGCCGATCCCGTCGCGCCTTCAGGCAGCACTAAAGCGGCGTCGAAAGAGGCGGGCAAGCGCACAGGCCCAGGGCGGCCGAAAAAGAACGAAGGTGCAGCACCAGTCGGCGAAGGCACGGCCGTCACCGCCGATAAGGCAGGCAAACAAGACGACCAGCCTCCACCCGGCAACGACGCCGGAGCTGGAGAAGCACCGGGCGCGGCCACCCAGGATGGCGCCGTGCCACCAGCTGGCGCCACTGATGTTGAAGAGAAGGAAGAAAACACGTTGCCGCCTGCCAGCAACGCCGCAATCACCGCCGCCGTCGACACGGTAACCCTCGACCTGTTCTAAGAAAGCTATCTGCCATGGCAATGCAAATCGAAAAACTGATCCGCGAATTCCGTTATAACGGCGTGGTGCTGCAAGACCCGAACAGCACCTTCAACCTGGTGCAGGTGCGCGACTTCTACGCCACGGTCTACCCTGAAATCATCAGCGCCGATATCGAGGGCCCCGAGCAGTTGGGCGCCAAATCGGTCTATACTTTCCGTCGCGCCGTCGGCACCAAGGGCTGCGAGCTGACGAGCCTTATCCTTGACGTCGGGGCCTTGCTGCACGCCAACTGGCTCGATGGCGATGACGCCGAATTCATCAAGGAACTGCAGGCCGCCGTGGGCCGCAACGAAGTGACGTTCATCGACCACGATGCGCGAGTGCGCCTGGCCGAACTGCACGGCAAACACTGCAACGTGGCGGCTTGACCATGTTGACGCGCAAAACTGCAATCGCGCGGCTGCGCGAAGCCGGCACCCTGGCTTCAAGCGGCGTGCCGGCCAATACGATTACCCCGGCCGAGGTGAATTCGCTCCTGGCTCAAGCGCTGGCCAGCACCCTGGTACGCGACAAAACGCGCAACAGCCCGCGCTTGCTGGCGCCGTCGTTCGCCCACGTGGTGCTGCCATGATCGGGCCGGGCCTGCTGGCGATGCCAACCCTGCATGCGGGCATTCCGTCGGCCGTGCGCTTGCGCGAGCCAAATAGCTTGGTCGCGCCTCTTTCAATTGCGCTGCTGCAGGCAAACCAGATTACCGAAGCCATGCTCAAGCCGCGCCCGAACGCGCTGCTGGTCGGGGTATTTGCGGAGCCGGACGAAAGGGCGCTAGCAGTGAAGGCCCTGAGCACCTGGTGGACCTCGATCCAGTATTACGCCAAATATTTCAGCTGGGGCCTGCATGTGCAGCAGCTGCCTGAAGATGGATATCACCACCAACATGAATCAGGCACCATCTGGTTTTGCATGACCAGGAATACAGACGTTCCGATGCCGCGTTTCGCCCTAGAGCCGCGCATTACCGAGATGGAGCAGCACCTGGCCGGCTTCGGGCAGACAGTGCTGGCCGTACTTTTCGATGCCACGATGTACCTGCCGAATGCGCTGGACCCGTGGCGCGCGGTCAGCGCGGCAGAGTGGCTGCACTGGCACGAATGCCAGACGGACGAAGAATTGCTCGAAGATCAGCGCGAGGAGCGCGGCTACGACACCATCCAGCAGGTGATCGACGATGGCGACATTCTGACGCGAGCCGAATTTTACGGCGACATGCCGCGCTGGGTAACGCACCCAGCACGCGTGCTGTCGCGCGGCGAGATCGTCGCCGCCGCCAGCAACAGCTTTCACCACGACGTGATTGCCGCCTGCGATGCCATTGCCGCGCTGGTCAACGGCCCGGAATTTACTATTCGGCCACATGAGGTAGGCGCGCACAACTATCCGGCCGACTGCGTTGATGGCTGCATGGTGCTGCTGTGGCGAGATAACGACCAGATCAGCCGCGTGCTCGATGACGAATTGAACATGCACGGCGAATCGGGCGAATACATCGAATTCATCGACGTTCACGGGATGGTGCCGTCGGGCGCCGCCATCAAAAAATATCAATCGCGTACCCGCCAGGTCATGCAATTGGCCCAGCTCACCGAGCGCCTGCTGGAACTGATCGGAGAACCTATATGAAAACCGTAGCCATCATAGCCGCCGGCGACACCACGCTTAGCCTGAGCGGTGCCTTGCTGCTGTACCAGGCGGACAATCATGGCGGCCCTATCTACGCCACGACGCACGGGATCGTGATCGATGCCAATAACCCTGAGCGCCGCGTGATCGGGCCCGGTGTGCCGATGACGCAATCCGCCCTGGCGGCGTTTGCCGCGCGAGTTAGCGTCAAAACCGCCTACGCCGGCTTTGTGCCTGAAAATTTGTTGTACACGGCGCCGAACATGATCGCCTGGTGGACGCCCGCGGCGGTGCGCACCACCTGGTTCAAATCAAATTACCCCGAGATCGGCACCACCCACGGCCCGGCAGCGCATCCGGCCCTGGTGTTTGTTGCCGTGCCCGGCGGATGGTATGTATTCGCCCTACGCGACTCGGCCAGGCCTGGCCCCGCGACAACCCTGTATCACTCGCCGCACTTCAATGTGTGGGATGGCGGCCGCATTTGTACCGGTAATGTAGACCTGCCCGAAGCGCTCGCCGCCAGTGCGATACCCGCCTATGAAGACGCATTTTTTCGAAGCCACTTCACCCACTCGAACCGGCAGACGCCGCATTCGGTGAAAACCAAGGGCGGCACGAAAGCCCTGTGGGTCAGCCAGCTGGCCAAGCCGGACCCTGACGCTATGCGCAGCGCGCTTGCGTCAACGAAAGAAGATTTACAAAGCGCGATTGCGCGCATCACGCAAAGCAACAGCAACCAATAACCATCAAAACCAAAGGACACACGATGAACGGCCAAGATCTTGCAATGAAATTCGATGAACTGCTCAATATCACCAAAACGTCCTACGAGGCGTTCCTGCTGCACACCGAAACGGCGCTGCGCGACGCGCGCCCGCTGCTGCTGGCGGTCGACGAAGAAGCGGCCGATCCGGAAAAACTGGCCATGGATATGGCGCTGTTGCGCGCCGCGCCGGTCGTCGTGGTGCCGTTGCACAGCGAGTTTCACGCGCTGGAGGAAGCCGGCCACCGCTTCCTGATGGCTGATGACGGCGTCTACCTGGAGGTGCGCCGGCCGTGGCTGCACCTGATCCAGCGCCTGGCGGAGCAAAAAGCGGTGCGCATGCCGTTTGGCGCCATCGTGCCCAAGGTCGAATTCGCGTTTGGAAAGATCGGTACCGCGCTTGCGGAATTGCGCGCTTTTGGTGAGGTGGCGCGCCTGCAGTCCCCGATCGAGAGCGCGGCCAGCTTGATCTGGAACGACGAAACGCGCGAATGGGCCTTGCGCTATCCATTGCCGATCGGCGAACCGACCAGCGGCCACATCCAGTACCAGCAGTTGTTGCTGGCAGAGCGCGAGCACCTGACCATCGACTTGCATAGCCATGGCGCGCATCCGGCGTTTTTCAGTGAGACCGACAACCTGGACGACGCCGGCAGCGTGAAAATTTCCGGCGTGTACGGCAACCTAGACCAGCAGCTGCCGACGGTCGCATTCCGACTGTGCGTGCTGGGCCTGTTCATAACGCTGGCGGTACCGGCCGACAAGATTTTCACGGCCGAACTGGCCACCGCGTAGGAGCCATCGACATGCCCCACATTACTCCCGCGCATTTCCTGCAGCACCAGGTGATGATTCACTTGGTGGGCTGCGGCGGCAACGGCTCGCAAATGCTGACCGGCCTGGCGCGCCTCAACCACGCGCTGACGGCACTGGGCCACCCCGGCCTGAACGTGATCGCGTTCGACCCGGACACGGTCAGCGAGGCCAACATGGGTCGTCAAATGTTTGGCCAGTTCGACGTCGGATCGAGCAAGGCGATCGTGCTGGTCAGCCGCATCAACGCATTTTTCGGCCTGAACTGGGAGGCCCATTTCGGCCGATACGAAGCTGGCAAGGGTGCGCCGGACATGCTGATCGCCTGCGTCGATAGTGCCAAGTCGCGCTATGAAATCGTCAACAGCCGTGCAATGCGCCATCCTAACAAACCGTTTTACCTGATGGACATGGGCAACCGCGCCGCAGATGGCCAGGTGCTGTTCGGCGAGCTGGCCGGCTCGGACGGCAGCCCGGCACTCACGAAGGCGCCACCCGGCAGCGTGCGTCTGCCCGACCCTTACCGCGTGTTGCCCGAACTGGTCGACATTACGGCCGTCGAGGACGACACGCCCAGCTGCGGCCTGGCCCAGGCGCTCGAGCGCCAGGAATTATTCATCAACCAGGCCGTGGTCACTCCGGCGCTGTCGATTCTATGGGAATTCTTCCGGCACGGCCGCCTGACTTGGCATGGCGCCTTTGTCAACCTGCGAACGGGGAGCATGCGGCCGCTATTAGTGAAAGATACTGAAGATTTCTATAAATAACTTTGTATGAAATTACATTGTGGGAGAGCGATAGCTTAAAAACTCTATTAGTTTAAATTGCATTAATGATATTTTTTATATTGTTAAATGGAGGGGGTCATTTTGCAATATAGATAATTATCGGCGCTAACAAGCGACCAATTAGCCAGAGATTTGCTCGATTTCTGGCCCCAATGGCCTTTTTATTTAATTCAAATGCTTCCTTAATGGTTGTTTCAATTTTATCAATTCTTTCGGTTATCATAACTAATTCAGCAAGACCCAATATTTCATTTTGCAAGGAGGAGAGAGACATTGCAGTATTTGTTTGATGTATTACACCCCTGGCAATAAAAAGGTGTGTGATCCGATCTGCATTGTTTTCTCGATTTTCCAGTGCATGAATGCGCCGCAATAGGTCGTCGCGTTGTGCGTCATTTCTAGCTATCCCTCTTGCCATACGTTTTCGTGTTATATAGCCAACAAGATGATCGCGGACCTCCCCTAATAAGAAATAGTTGTGTTGGGATAGCGCTGCGTTGAGTTCTGTTGTAGCTCGCAACCGATCTAAATTTTGACCATGACGCTGCCACGCAGGGATTGTGATTGCAAGAATAATTGCACCGATAGAGCCAAAGAACTGTGCCCATCCGGACATTTTCTCATTATTAGACATCCATTCAATTGAACTAGTAAGATTAAATTGATTTGATTTTATTAAATATATTAAAAAGTAACCCGCGAGAGAAAATGCTGAAGCCACAAATAAAAACTTAGCAAGCCTAATTAGATAAACTTTCATTGCTTCCTCATTCGATTGTTTAATTATATTTACGGGTATTTATTGTTTGATATGTAAATTCAGAATGATAATTATAAAATATGAGGGTTTTCATTTTTTTGGAAATTATTTATTGAGTATTATTTTCATGTAATTCATAAAATCTTAATGATTTGTTGCGGCATTGAAAATTAATAAAGGATGATTAAAATGATAGATTCAGAAATTGATGTATTGCTTAAGCTGACAGAGGCAATAGAAAAAATGCAGCGGCCAGCGATGCCGATATCTGTCGACCTTTGGGATACGTCATGTCTTGCCGCCTATTTCAAGCGATCGACTAATCGCGTACGTAGCGATATTGTCTGTCTCCCTACGTTCCCTCGCCCAATCCGGTTGCCAGTGGAGGGGCGCTCGCAGGCGCTGTACAAGGCACGTGAGGTAATCGCATGGGCAGAAAAACATACCTCATAGTTTCCCCGCGATATCGTCGGCAGTTGCGTTGTAATACGTCTGCAGTTGCCGGATATCGCGGTGTCCGACCATGCGCGCCAGATCCAGCACACCAAGCTTGCCGGCCAGGCGCGTGATGGCTTCGTGTCTGGTATCGTGGAAGGTGAGACCTTTGACACCAGCCCGCTCACGGGCCTTGCGGAAAAGAGCATCGAGGGAGGCGGAAGAGATATCAAAACCGTCGGGCACCATCGCCCATATTTCTTGCGCGCGCGGAGAAAGCGCCACATCCCGAGGAAAACCATTCTTCGTCATTTTCAACCTGGCCACGCGTCCCGATATATCCGCCTTGCCCAGACCGCATATTTCTCCCGCACGCATAGCCGTTTCAATAGCGAACAGGAAGGCGAGGGCGATGCGATGCTGTTTCGTCGTCGGTACCATACCGGGGGCCTTTTGATCCCAACCCAGGGCCAGGCAGATGGCTGTGATTTCGTCCTCGCTTATCAGCCTGTCCCTGGGCGGCTTGACCTTCGGCCGTGCCACATCGGTCGTGGGACTCTTCGACAGCCACTTCCATTCCTTACGCGCCACCGAGAACACGTGCGACAGCAGGTTCATTTCCCGATTTACCGTTGCCCCGGATACGGTCCTGAGCCTCTCATCACGCCAGGCGGCCACGTGGGTTTCATCGACGTCAGCGATTTTCACGGCGCCAAGGGATGTGGCGCCCATGGCGGCCAGTCGGTTGACCTCCCAGCGCATGCCGGCTTTATTCCTAGAAACCTCGCGCTCGTACCGATCAAAAGCATCTTTGCACGTCTCTTCGACAACTTTGGCCTTGCCATCGGCCAGCTTCACGCGCTGGCTTGCCTCCCAGGCGAGGGCGGCCGCCTTGGTTTCAAAGGTGCCAGATACCCGAATACCCTTGACCATGAGGCGATGTCGCCAAATCTTGCCATCCTTGACCGGAGCTGCCAT